GCGGCGCTAACACACAAGTACAATTCAATGATTCAGGCAATTTTGGCGGTGTTTCCGGATTTACTTTCAACAAATTGACAGGTAATCTTCTTGTTCCTAATAACGTTAGTACCGGTAATGTCAATGCAAACTATTTCATCGGTAACGGTTCATACTTGACTGGCATCACGAATGATACAGCAAACTACGTTATAAAACCAACACAGTCAAATATAACGAGTGTCGGTACATTGACTTCACTGACTGTTTCAGGAACCGCTAGTTTAGGCTCAGTATCAAACGTTAAAATAACAGGTGGAATAAACGGATACGTATTAACAACAGATGGTGCAGGAAATCTTACTTGGCAAGCTGGCGGAGGCGGTGGCGGTGGCTCTCCGGGAGGAACGAACTCTGCTGTGCAGTTCAATGATAATGGAGTGTTCGGCGGTTCCGATGGAATGACATTTAACAAATATTCCAATGCCCTAGCAGTCAATGGTAATGTCACTGTAAAAAATATAACATCGAATAATAACTCTATCTACGGTAATGCAAACGTTTCAGGAAATGTCAATGCAACTTACTTTAACGGTAACGGTGCATATCTTACTGGTATAGTTCCGAACTCTGCTAATTATGTTGTTCAACCGGTGCAGTCAAACATAACTTCAGTGGGTACCCTTACCTCATTGACTGTATCAGGTAATATATTAAGTGGACAATTTATAAGTGCAGCCGCATTCCAAACATCAGGTCCTGCTAATGTAGGGACAATACAGACTACTGGATTAGCTACTATTGGTAATGGAATTACTGTTTCTGGAAATACTAATCTTTCTACCTCAGGAAATATCACGTTAGGAAGCATAGGTAATATTCATATTGCTGGCGGCTTGAATGGATATTTCTTACAGACTGATGGTTTAGGAAACCTAACATGGGCTCCTGGTGGCGGTGGCGGTGGCGGAAGCCCTGGTGGCGGTAACACGCAAATCCAATACAATAGTAACGGAACATTTGCCGGCAGTGCTTATTTCACTTTCGATTCTAATACAGATACTGTACAGATCGGGGGACAACTGATTGCAAATTCTATGCAGTTGGGATCCGGAACATATAAATTTGGAACATCTTCTGTTTATTTTGCGACCACAGCATCAACTGCTAAACAGGTATTATATTCAATTCCAGTAACACAGTGTTCTGGGGTAGATTTTGAAATTATCGGTACTGATTCTATTGGACTACAGCGGCAGTCACTCAAGATTTCTTCTCTATACTATGCAGGAATCGTGACCTATAATGAATATGCAGGACTGTATATCAATGGTGGTGTTGGGACATTTGGAGTTGAGTATAATCCGGGCAATATTTTAGTTAACCCTTCGCTCGACTTGACAGTGACTCCTGATACGACAAATAGCACAGTCTATAAAATGTTGATCACGGTGCTTGCTCCGTAACCCAAAAGATAAATATAGTAAAGTAGGAAGACAAAATGGCACTTAAAACGTTTAACTCAGTCGGTGGATATTCAACAGGGGATTACCCTTATACAACAGTCATCGTAGCCAACGGTGATATCACGACAAATAATATAACAACAACGGGTACAGCTAATCTAAATGCTATCGGCAATGTCAAAATTACAGGTGGTATCGCTGGTCAGGCAATTACTACCGATGGTGCCGGAAATCTGACCTTCACCACTATTTCTACTGGTGCACTATCAAACGGAAGCTCAAACGTCACAGTTACAAATAACGGTAACATATTATTTGGCGTTAACGGCACTGCAAACGTTGTAGTATTTACTAGCACTGGAGCAAATATTACCGGTTATGCAAACATAACCGGTAATGCTAACGTAGGTAACCTAGGTACAGGTGGATTAATTACTGCGACCGGCAACGTATCAGGTGGAAATATTACTACTGCAGGACAGTTAGTATCATCTGTGGTTACTGGTACCGCTCCTCTCGTAGTCTCATCTACAACAGTAGTAACAAACTTAAATGCCGACTTACTAGATGGATACAACACATCTGTTAGCGCAGTAGCCAATACTGTCGTAGTGCGTGATGCCAACGCCAACGTTTCTGCAAACTACTTCATCGGTAACGGATCACAGCTTACTGGTATCGGTACAGCCGGTAGTATCTCAAATGGTAGCTCAAACGTTAACATTCCTACATCGGGCGGCAACGTTACAATCTCAGTCGGTGGTACATCTAACGTTGTTGTTGTTACTACAGCTGGTATCAACACCAGCAACGTGACTGCAAGTTATTTTATTGGCTCAGGTAACAACTTAAGTAACATTCAAGGTGGTAACGTAACAGGTGCGGTAGCAAACGCAACCGCAGCCAACTCATTCTTAACCAATACGTCAACTGCTACTACAGTATATCCTACATTCGTAACTTCGGCTGCAAATGGATATTATAGTGCTGCTACAGTATCTGGTATAAATGCTAACTTATCAAACAATTCTATTACTGCAACAACTTTTGTAGGTTCATTGAGCGGTACTGCAACAACTGCGTCAAACGCAACTAACGTATCAACTACCTTAACAACTACTGGTACTGGATATATCCCATTCATCTCAGCTACTGCAACATCTAACTACCCGCTTCAGTCAAATGCGAACTTCTCTGCTAACTTAGCAAATGGATATATTACTGCAACTGGTTTTGTTGGTACTCATGTAGGTAACGTGATTGCAAATGGTACGAGTGGTGTTGTTATTGCAAACAATATCACTGCATCAGGTGCAGCATCAGGTAATGCTAACGTCTCTACTGTCAGTGGTAACTTAGGTATTCGTGCACTCGCAACAACGTATACAGATAACGTTGCTGCAGCCGGTACTGTTGCCAACGCAGCAATTCATGCGATTGGTACTCCAACCCTTACTGCAAGTAATGCGATCACAACAACGAATTTATCAACCTTCTTCATTCAGAGTGCACCTACTGCAAGTACAAACGTAACTGCAACTAACACCTATGCATTGTTTGTTGCAGCAGGTAACTCTTATTTTGCAGGAAATGTTACTGCCGGTAATTTAATTGGTTCTCTTGCAAACGGTAACTCAAACATCAGTATCACTTCAAACGGAAATGTCAGCACTTCGGTTGGTGGTACGGCTAACGTGTTTGTTGTTACTACTACTGGTGCAAATATCACCGGTACTGCAAACATAACCGGTAATGCTAACGTAGGTAACTTAGGTACGGGCGGAGCAATTACTGCAACCGGTAATATAACAGGTGGCAATATAATCGGCACCGTTGCAAACGGTAACTCAAATATTAGTATTACTTCAAATGCTAACGTTTCTGTATACTACGGTGGTAACGCTACTGCTCAGTTGGTTGTAACTAGTACTGGTGCAAATATTCCAGGTACTGCTAATATTGCAACTGCTAATATTACAAATGTCAATATAATCACAAATCTTAATTCTCCTAACGTCATAAGTCCAGGTGTATTAACACTGAGTGCAACCGGCAGCGGTAATAATATCACATTGACTACTAGCGGTAATATCAATTTATCAACTCAAACATATATTACAAACGTAAAAGATCCGTCTAGTGCACAAGATGCAGCAACAAAAGGTTATGTTGATACTCTTGTTTCAACCGGTATTAATTATCACCAACCAGTAGCAGCCGCAACTACAACTACACTAGCAGTAGCAACAGGTGGTACAATATCTTATACCCAACCGAACGGTGCGGCAAATGGTATTGGTGCTTATATCAGCACAACTGGTACATTTACAAACATTGACGGTTATGCTATTAACGTTGGCGGAACTCGTATTCTTATTAAAGACGAAGCAAACGCAGTATTTAACGGGGTTTATCAATATACAAACGCAACTGCTATCACAAGAACTACTGATGCGGACGAATATGGTCCAAATAGTATAGAACAATTAAGCCTTAATGATTATTTCTTTGTGCAAAATGGTACTGTGAATAAAGGTACAGCCTATATCGTGAGTGCTCCTACTGGCACGATTACATTTGGTACTAGTAGTATTACATTTTCTTTATTCAGCACTAGTCAAGTTTATAGTGCCGGCACTGGACTAACTCTAACAGGCACTACATTCAGTATTAGTACCACCGGGGTAACTATCGGTACATACGGTAATGGTGATAGAGTTGCACAGTTTACTGTCAACCAACAGGGACAATTGACAGCAGCATCTAACGTTGTAATCGCAGCAAATGCTGCTAACTTGACTGGTACAACCCTCAATGCATCAATCGTGACTTCAAGTTTGACTTCAGTTGGTACACTCGCTAACTTGACTGTAGGTAACGCTACTGCGAATACTACATTTGGAAATGGAACGATCACTGCTGCTGGCAACATTACAGGTGGAAATATCATCGGTATTATCGCAGCTGGAAGTAACACAATCACTACTACTGGTAACGCGAACGTAGGTAATTTGGGCTTTGGTTCAGGGGTAATCACTGGTTCAGGTAACATCACTGGTGGAAATATCTTCGGTACTCATATAGGTAACGTGATTGCAAATGGTACGAGTGGTGTTGTTATTGCAAACAATATTACTGCATCAGGCAATGCATCAGGTAATGCTAACGTTTCAACGGTTACTGGTAATCTAGGTATTCGTGCAATTGCCGCTACTTATACAGATAACGTTGCTGCAGCCGGTACTGTTGCCAACGCAGCAATTCATGCGATTGGTACCCCAACACTCATTGCAAGTAATGCGATCACAACAACGAATTTATCAACCTTCTTCATTCAGAGTGCACCTACTGCAAGTACAAACGTAACTGCAACTAACACCTATGCATTGTTTGTTGCAGCAGGTAATAGTTATTTCGGTGGTAATATTACTGGTGGTAATATTACTGGTACTTTTGCAAATGGTAATTCAACCGTCAATATTCCTGCTGCTAACGGAAATATCAACCTAACAGCAGTAGGTAACACAACAATGGTTGTTACTGGTACAGGCACAAACGTCACTGGTTATCTTACTGCATCTGGTAACATAACGGGCGGTAACTTAATCGGCACCTTTGCTAACGGTAATTCAAACATTAGTATACCTGCTACAAACGGAAACATTGCTGTTTCAATAAACGGCACATCTAACGTTGTTGTGGTAACAAGCACAGGTGTTAATATTGCTGGTTATGCAAACCTAGGCTCAGGAGTATTCACTACAACAGGTAATGCTAGCGTAGGCAATTTGAGTGCTACTAACGGAAACTTAACTACTGCTAACGTTTCAGGTAATATTATTTTAGGCAATGCAGCAGTAACCACTACAATTACCTGGGGTTCAACAACGACCACTTCTGTGACAGCGAACCAAACAATTGCATCATTCCCTGTTATTGGAGTTGTTGGCATAGAATATCTAGTAAAGGGTGTTGACTCTGCTGGATCAAAATATAGCGTGACAATGGTACATGCTGTAACCGATGGTACTAACGTAGATTATACTACGTATGGTGGAGTAGTATTAGGTGGAGCAACAGGTACGTTTGCGGTTTCAGTAGCTACAGGTGCAATCAGATTACAAGTAACTCCATCAAGCAGTAACTCAACCGTTTGGACAACACAATATAGATTGCTATAATAATTGCTGCATAAATAGTTGAAATAAGGTAAACTATGACAATCAGGCAATTTAATTCAGTAACCGGATATACGATCGGAGATGCTACTATCACAAGCATCATCGATGCCAACGGCAATGTTTCCGGTAATGTGGTTACTGCTTCGGGGAATGTAACCACTCCCCAGTTTATCTCAAACATTGCGACTGGTACTGCACCACTGGTAGTCACCTCTACTACGACTGTTACTAACTTGAGTGCTAATGCACTACAAGGCAATACCCCTGCAACCGCTGCAACAGCAAATACAATTGTGCAGCGAGATGCAAACGGCAATATCTCTGCTAACTTTTTTATTGGTAATGGATCACAGCTAACCGGTATCACTGCTTCAGGTGGTACTTCTATTACTAATGGTAACTCAAATGTCAGTATTCCTGCTGCTAACGGAAATATCAACCTAACAGCAGTAGGCAACACAACAATGGTTGTTACTGGTACAGGTGCAAACATCACCGGTACATTAGGTGTTTCTGCAAACATAACAACTCCGCAGTTCATCTCTAACGTTGCGACTGGTACTGCACCACTGGTGGTTACTTCTACTACGACTGTTGCTAACTTGAGTGCCAACGCACTTCAGGGCAATACCCCTGCAACCGCTGCAACAGCAAATACAATTGTGCAGCGAGATGCAAACGGCAATATCTCTGCTAACTTTTTTATTGGTAACGGATCACAGCTAACTGGTATATCTGCTTCAGGTGGTGCATCAATATCAAACGGTACCTCAAATGTTAATATTCCTGCTTCGGCTGGTAATATAAACATGTCAGTTGGTGGTACTGCAAACGTACTTGTCGTAACCGGAACTGGTGTTAACATAGCAGGTACGCTTAATTCCACAGGTAATGCTACTGTAGGAAATCTAATTACCGGAGCTGGATTAGGCGGAAACATTAGTGGTGCAAACAACATTTCTGCAAACACATTTACATCAGGAGTTGCTACCGGTACTGCTCCGCTTGTAGTAACATCAACCACTCAGGTAGCAAACTTGAATGTCGCAACTGCTGGTAATGCTAACGTTGCTAACTATCATGTTCAAACAGCGCAAACCACAGGTAACTTCTATCTTTCATTAAGTAACGCATCTACTTCGACTAACGTGTCGTTAAACGCCAATGCTACATTTATTGCTAATACAGCCAACGGTGCTATCACTGCTACAACATTTGCTGGCAATATTCAAGGTGGTACTGGCAATAGTAACGTAGGTAACTTAGGTACTGCTCAGGTACTTGCATCGGCTAACATAACAACTCCGCAGTTCATCTCAAACATTGCAACTGGTACTGCGCCACTGGTAGTCACCTCTACTACAACTGTCGCTAACTTGAGTGCTAATGCACTACAAGGCAATACCCCTGCAACTGCCAACACAGCAAACACAATTGCACAACGAGATACAAGCGGAAACCTCTCTGCTAACTTCTTTATCGGTAACGGATCACAGCTAACTGGTATATCTGCTTCAGGTGGTGCATCAATATCAAACGGTACCTCAAATGTTAATATTCCGGCTTCAGGCGGTAACGTCAACACTTCAGTTGGTGGTACTGCAAACGTACTTGTCGTAACCGGAACTGGTGTAAACGTAGCCGGTACATTAAACACAGGTACTAACAACACAAGTGTGGGTAACTTAAGCGCAACTAGTATTGTTTATGCAAACAATAATATGGTCATCGGGTCAAACCAAACTGAAGGTGGACAGCTAGTATTGGGTTATGTTGGTATTACTGGTATTACTGGCCAGGCTAATAGTACTTGGAATCTTGACGTTGACAGTAGTAATAACTTCCGTATTTTCACTCAAAATGCGACCGGAGTAGCTAGTACTCCAATTACATTGTATTCTTCTAATAACAATATCAATTTTCCAAGTAACGTATCTGCATCGTTCTTTATCGGTAACGGGTCACAGTTGACTGGTGTTACCGCGTCGGCAGGATTCCCAATCGCTAGCGGTAACTCAAACATCAACGCAGTAGCTAACAGTAACATTTTCTTTAGCGTTGGCGGTACTGCTAACGTATTGACAGTGACCTCATCAAACGTTGTTTTCAACGCAGGTACTGCAGGTAACGTAACAGGTGCAAACTTAGTAAGCAGTACGTTTTTACAGGGATTTGTGCAGACTACTGCCGGTACTACAACAAACGCCCCGATTAAGTTGACATCTGGTACTAACTTATCAGCAGCCACTGCAGGTACGTTTGAATATGACGGTACTGCGATGTATAACACGGATAACACGACTTCTGGTCGCGGTGTTACACAGCCTACCCAAATGTATCGTTATACTGCGGCTGGTTCTGCAATAGGTGCAACAATTGCTGACTATTTCCCAACTAACTCATCATTGAACTTAGAAGCAAGCTCATATTACGACATTGAATGTGTAGCATATTTTCTAAAAACTACAGCTGGTACTGTAACCTGGACTTGGGCATTCTCGTCTGCTGTTGCAATGGCAAGAAGTTACTATGTTGGTACGGCTACTGGCGGCTTTACGACAACAGTAATAACTACTACACCGGTCACTGCTATGGCAATTCAGCAGACTTCAACTGCACTAGCTCACGCTGCAACAGGTTCATTGTCTACAGCAGTATATCATCATTATCACTTTAAAGTTCACGTAGTCACTACCGCAGCAACAAACATACGTCTAAGGGTAACAACCGGCGCCGGCACCGTAACCCCTCAAGCAGGCAGCTATTACATTGTTAGAAAACTTCCGGCTAACGCTGGTATCTTCGCGGCATAATAGGATATCACTATGCCATTAACAACTATTGCATACACAACTACCGGATATAGCAGTATCACTGTACCCGCAAATGCAGACGTAACCCAACCTATTACTGTAATTTGTATTGGAGGAGGAGGCGGCGGTGCTAGCGGTGCTCCTAACGCAATTGGTGCCGGTGGTGGCGGTGGTGGCGCTTATGCAATATCAAGTGTTACCGTAACTGCAAGTCAGACATTATTTTTATTTATAGGTACAGGAGGCACTGGAGCTGCTCCGGGATCAACTGCCGGAGGAGCAGGATCAACTACTTGGTTAAACACATCAAATGCCGCACCTACACTTAGCACTACGGGTGCACAAGCACAACCCGGTTCAGGCGGTACAAACAACGTTGGCGGCGCCGGCGGTTTAGCAAGCACTAGTATAGGTACAACAAAATTTAACGGTGGAACAGGTGGTTCCGGTGGCGGTGCCGCCGCTACTAGCGGAGGAGGCGGCGGCGGCTCTGCTGGCGGCCCATACGGTAATGGGACTACAGGTGGCAGCGGAGGCAATCTTGCATCCGCTGGTGGCGGAGGAGGCGGCGGAACAGGAGGCGCGCCTCAGCAGGTTTCTGCACCTCCGACTGCGGCTGGCGCAGGTGCTGCAGGTGGTCTAACCTATTTAGGAGGTCCGGGCGGTACCGGTGGAGTAGCCACCGGTGCCGGTGGAAACGGATCTACTGGCGCCGGAGGCGGGGGAGGGAGCGGTGATAACACATCCCTCGGGGTGTCTGGTGGCGGCGGATCAGGTGGAAACGGAACAGAAATAAGTTATGTTCAGCTTAACGGTTCTGCTTCAGTTGGAACTATAGGTTCAGGTGGCGGCGGAGGCGGGAGCGGAGGTCAAGGCGCTGGTGCAGGTGGAACCGCCGGCAATGCCGGCAACTTCGGCGGCGGCGGAGGCGGAGGGGGCGGTGGCCAATCGACCTGCGGTCAGGGCGGCAACGGAGCAAACGGAGCAATAATTATTATCTACTCTACACTATCTTCTGTGGCCTTTAACGGTGTTATATTAGATAAAGTTACAATTTCTTAATTTTTGACTTAATTAAGTTATCATAAGTAAGACTGTGATAAACATATTTTTATTAGATTTTTATGCTAGACTTCGTGCTTGGCATGAACTTAAAGAATCACTGCAAGATGCCGACCTTCAAACCCGCTGTATTGAGGTAGATAAATTTTGGCAGCAATGCCCGATGATGAGTCACTACTTACATCCAGCCGATATAGAAGATTGGCCTAACCCATGGGACCTATTAAACGATAACAACTATTGTGATTATGCTCGTGCACTGGGCATGATCTACACATTAATGTTATTGGGCATAAATGATATTGACTTTGTAGACGCATTAGATGATAATGCGAATGAGGTTGTATTAGTTTTGGTTGACAACGCAAAGTATGTGATGAATTGGTGTCCAAACTCAGTAGTAAATACTGATCTAACACAATTCAAAATCGTACAGCACATCAGTACAGACTCATTGACAAAGAAAATAGGTAAACCATGACTATCAATGTAACTAAAAGATCAGGAAGTGTAGAGCTACTAGCTCTAGAAAAGTGGCAAGGGCAGATATCTAAGATTTGTAGAGGAATTGCAGATGTAAGTCAGTCTATGATTGAGATCAAGGCACATCCTCATTTTTATGATGGAATCACGACTAGAGAGATTGATGACCTTACCCTTAGAGCGATAGTTGATCTTATTGATGTAGAAAACAACCCTACGATAGGACATACTAATTATCAATATGTTGCAGGAAAGCAACGTTTATCTATGCTCCGTAAAGATGTTTACGGAGCATACCAGCCACCGCATTTGTATGAGATAGTGAAGAAGAACGTTGAGGTGGGCCTTTACACTTCGGAACTCTTAGAATGGTATTCCGAAGATGACTGGAATAAGATGAACGATATCATCGACCATTCAAAAGATGAAGAGTACTCATACGCCGCCATCGAACAGCTAATAGAGAAGTATCTTGTTAGAAACAGAGCTACCAAAGAAATCTACGAGACCCCTCAGGTTCGTTATATGGTTGCTGCGGCAACTGTCTTCCATAAAGAAGAACCTAATTCAGCTAGACTACGATATATCAAGGAGTACTATTCGGCCGCATCGGACGGTTTATTTACTCTTGCTACACCTGTGCTGGCTGGTCTTGGCACTCCGACTAAACAGTTCAGCAGTTGCGTACTTATCCGCAGTGACGATGATTTGGATAGCATATTTGCTAGCGGAGAGATGATGGCAAAGTATGCTAGCAAACGTGCTGGCATCGGTCTTGAGATTGGTAGGCTTCGTCCGCTAGGTTCACCCATTCGTGGCGGAGAGATCATGCACACTGGTATGATTCCTTTTCTAAAAAAGTGGTTCGGTGATCTGCGTTCTTGTTCACAAGGAGGAATTCGCAATGCAAGTGCTACAGTATTTTATCCAATCTGGCATCATCAGTTTGATGATCTTATCGTTCTTAAGAACAATCAAGGAACTGAGGAAACCCGGGTGCGGCACATGGACTACGGAGTCGTGCTGTCAGCATTGTTCTGGAGACGATTCAAGAACAAAGAAAACATAACCTTCTTTGATCCAAATGAAGTGCCGGATCTGTATGAAGCATTCTATTCAAACATCACAAAGTTTGAAGAACTCTATATGAAGTATGAGAAGCGTAAGGACCTTCGCAAGAAAACTATGGCAGCAGAAGATGTGTTCAAGGGTGGCATTCTAAAGGAACGCACCGACACCGGTCGTATCTACCTTGTGTTCATCGATAACGTGATGAATCAGGGTCCCTTCGATCCGGAATATCATACGATCTATCAGAGCAACCTGTGTTGTGAGATTTTGCTTCCCACTAAGCCTTTCCGCCGTTTGGACGATGAGAAAGGAAGGATTGCACTCTGTACTTTAGGATCGATAAACTGGGGTGCATTCCGTAATCCAGAAGATATGCGTAGGGCATGTCGCATTCTGCTTCGTAGCCTTAACAACATTCTTGACTATCAGGATTTTCTATCTATCCAATCAAAGTTATCAAATGATGAGATTCGACCCATTGGTATCGGGGTGACAAATCTTGCATACTGGCACGCCAAGCGCGGCTACAAGTATGGGGATTCAGATGCTCTACAAGATGTTAAGACATGGTCAGAACATCAATCATACTATTTGATGGAAGCTAATGTTGAACTAGCTAAGGAGCGCGGCGCGTGTCTGCATTCTGATAAGACTCGTTATGGTCAGGGTATTTTTCCTTGGGAACTCAGAGCAAAAGGAGTTAATGAACTCGCAAACTTTGCACCAGAGTTAGACTGGGAACATCTACGTGCTGAAATGAAGCAGCACGGTGTTCGTAATGCAACTGTCATGGCAATTGCTCCGGTTGAATCTTCGTCAGTCGTTATCAACTCTACTAATGGCATTGAGATGCCTATGTCGTTGATCTCTGTCAAGGAATCAAAAGCAGGATCATTCACGCAGGTCGTCCCTGAATATCAAAAGCTGAAGAACAAGTATCAGTTGATGTGGGATCAGACAGATTGTGCTCCGTATCTCAAGACTGCCGCTGTTCTAGCTGCATATGTGGATCAGTCTATCTCTACTAATACTTTCTATAACCCTGCACACTTCCCTGATCGTAAGGTTCCTACTACGATCATAGCTAAGAATCTCATGCAGGCTCAGATTTGGGGAATCAAGACTTTCTATTATTCATTGATTAATAAACAGGGTTCAAAGGAACTAGAAGATGCGGCTCCACTTGAGGCTATTGACTTCTTTGAAGATGAAGATTCCTGCGAGAGTTGTAAGTTATAGTATGTAAACTATAAGTTTTCTGTAAACTATGATAAATAAGTTTACAGGAGATTCATATGAACTATCAAAAAATATACGATACATTAGTAAGTAGAGGACAAAGTAGAATATTAGAAGGATATAGTGAGAAGCATCATGTTGTTCCTAAATGTCTTGGTGGAACAGATGACGCAACTAACTTAGTATCATTGACTCCTGAAGAACATTATTTGTGTCATCTGCTATTAGTTAAACTGTATCCTAACAATATAAAACTGGTAAAAGCCGCTATGTTTATGTTATCATCAAATAGTGAACAACAGAGAAACAACAAGTCATACGGTTGGTTAAAGAGACAATATTCTGAGTATATGCGTGGTCCTAATAACCCGTCAATCTTAAACGGGCCATGGAACAAGGGTATAACAGGCTATAAAAATAAAGTTAACTTTTCGGACGACACAATAAAATCAATGTCTACGCGAATGACGGGTGGAAAAAATCCATGTTCTGGTGTTAAACCCTGGAATCATCCAAGAGCAACAGATTATTCTAAATCTGTTTGGAAACAAGCAGAAACGATTTACAAGGTTTGGGTAGAAAACCATAAACCATCGTATTGTAAGTTATATACATTAGTGAACGATAAGTGTTATATTAATGAAAGCAAGGTTATAGGACCGTATATGAATATGGTAAAATATTTTAGAAGTGGTTGGATTCCAACACAAGACCCAGAATGGAATAAAGAATGAGCAAAGAACAGTACGACCTAACCACTAAGACCGACTACCTTCAACGCAAGATGTTTTTGGATCCAGAAGGTCCTGTGACTGTTCAGCGTTTCGAAGAAGTCAAGTATCAAAAGCTACAGAAGATCGAACAGACTGCTCGTGGATTCTTTTGGGTACCAGAAGAAATCTCATTGACTAAGGATGCTAATGATATGAAAGATGCATCTGCATCAATCTCACATATCTTTACAAGCAACCTACTTAGGCAGACTGCACTAGATAGCATTCAGGGTCGCGGACCTACTCAGGTATTCACTCCTGTCTGTTCTATTCCTGAGCTAGAAGCACTCATGTACAACTGGGGCTTCTTTGAGACGAACATCCATTCACGTTCCTATTCACACATCATTCGTAACATCTATAACGTTCCGAAGGAAGTGTTTAACACAATTCATGAAACACACGAAATCATTAGCATGGCAGCGAGTATCGGCAAGTACTATGATGACTTGCATGAACTAAATTGCATCAAGGAAGTCAACGGATATGTGAATGAACAAAAGCATATCAATGCGATCTGGTTAGCACTTCATGCATCATATGCGCTTGAAGCATTCCGTTTCATGGTATCTTTTGCTACTTCTCTCGCAATGGTAGAGAATAAGATTTTTATGGGCAACGGCAATATCATCAGTCTGATCCTGCAAGATGAACTCTTGCACAAGGAATGGACGGCATGGATCATCAATCAGGTTGTCAAGGAAGATCCTCGCTTTGCTCAAGCAAAGATTGATTGCGAAGCTGAAGTTAGACAGATTTATGAGGATGTGATCCGTGAAGAAAAAGACTGGGCAGTGTATCTTTTCAAGAAGGGTCCTGTCATTGGTCTTAACGCTAGCATTCTTATCGACTTTGTAGACTATACTGCCGTAGACGCTCTTAAACAGATCGGCATTAAATACTGGAATCCAGCACCAAAGACTACTCCTATCCCTTGGTTCAACAAGCATACGGATACCTCCAAAAAGCAAACAGCACTACAAGAATCAGAATCAACTAACTACGTTATCGGAGTCATGAGCGATACTCTTGATTACAATGAATTACCAACTTTATAAGGAGAAAGAAATGAAGGCAACAGTTTGGAGTAAAGATTCCTGCCCATATTGTGTACAAGCAAAGGCTCTACTGGAGCGTAAGGGTATTGAATTTGAAGAGTACAAGATCGGTGACGGATATACAAAAGAGCAGCTACTAGAAGCTGTTCCGACTGCCCGTACAGTACCGCAGATTTTCCTTGATGGAGAATATGTAGGCGGATTTACAGAACTAAAAGAAAAGTTACAAGGATAACAACGTGGAATTAAACATCAATCAGGTATATACGTTCAAGCTCACCTCTGGTGAAGAATTAGTTACTAAGGTATTAAAGATCGACGGAGATGAAATCGTGATTCATGATCCCCTCTCAGTCGCACCCGGTCCTCAAGGAGTTGGTCTCATTCCTTCTCTATTCACCGGAGATCCCAAGGCCGAGACCAGACTAAATACTAAGAACATCACAGTGTTTGCATTGACTGACGCAAGCGTTAAGTCAAAGTACATTGAAGCAACGACCGGAATTAAGATTCCGGATAAGAAACTCATAATGGGATGACATGGCACAACTAAGTAGAAAAGGCGACCAGAACGATGCAGGCGGTAAAATTGTTAGAGGGGCAGGTACTGTCTTTGCTAACGGCATTGCTGTTGGCTTGCATGTGAGTGATATCACCCCTCACCCTAAAGGAGACAAACACAAATCAGCAAAGACTACTGAAGGTAGTCCGACTGTGTTTGCTGAGGGGGTCGCCGTTCTACGGGTTGGGTCAGGAAATACTTGCGGACATAAGATTGCTCAAGGTAGTCCTGATGTGTTTGTGCCATAAGGAAATAGTATGGCAAACACAGGTAAACAAAGTCCGTTAGGAATAAATCTATTAGGGTCGCTGCTACAGAATACAGGCATAGGTATTAATCCTGTAGTCACTGGTTATATTGGTTCTAGTAAAAACAATAGTACCTATACATTTGGATCCATTGTTCAAAACAGTTCATTGAGAATGTTGACTTGGGCAATCAATGATGGTTATACTAGAGGTCCGGGCAACAGTAATACCACACTCACCAACACAACTTATAATAACTTGATCTCTATTGGTGCTGGAGTACTTCCTGCACTAGGAAATGCAGTATCCTCCAAGTATGTAGTATCAGATCCTAGTGGAGTATGGACAACAACTGCATTAGCTTATGCACAGAATCAAGGTGTTTCTCCTGCATTACCCGGACCCGTAAACAGCGGTTACGGTATTACAGGAAATACTGATACAGGACAGCAAGCAACATGGTATCCATATGATACTACTAACCCAAATGCAGCAGTGACCCAATGGGGATTCTTGCGCCTATTCGCGTTGCAAGCTTGGAATGAATTGAACTGGAATGGTTCTAGTCCTACACAATCAACACCACAACTTAAAGAGTTCCTATCTTCATTCATAACATGTAACTCGTTCATGTCATCTTCGAATCAGGCGATCAACGCTATTAATAATTCAAATACATTCTTGCAGGGTGTATACAGTAACATGAGTGATTTAATCAGCGGTGATTTGTCAGGAGTATCATTAGCTGCAAATGATTTCGGTAATGATCTAACAAACTTAGGTAAAGCACTTGATCTAAAGCATATCGCAACTTTCGGTATGCCATCAACCCTGCTTGCAACCATCGGCAAGAACGGAGCGATGACACAAGACTTAGGACTTGCTTTGCTATCAGCAGGCCTGTCGAATTCAGATATCGCATCTATAACGAGCGGCAACATTCCCAATGCTAGCAAGAATCTAGAACAACAGGTATACGGTGCGTTCTTGATCATCACCGGAGAAAATCTAACCCATATTCTTGCACCACTACAATGCAAGACTCAAGGGCTAGATACTCTAGCTGATCTATTGAATGTGAGAAAGATTTTCCCTACTAGTTATCCATCATTAACTGTTCCTGTTTATAACGGTACAACCGGACTTCCTACAAATAGCAAAACATATTATCCTATCTATTTGAATGGAGGCGTGAATCCTAACATAGATAGTCCTGCAATTAAAGAATATATCGGAACTATTGTTCCTACAGGAACACCTCCGATTTTTGATAACACTACTAATCCTGCTAATTATCAAACCTTACCTAAAGGATTTGGTTCTTATCTAGCAGATATCATTCCAGCTGATCAAGCGGTAGCAGCCGGAGCATTCTCCTATTCAATGCGACAGATAAAAAATATTGAATCTTTGAATTTTGAGAAGTTTGCAAAAGTAGCATCAGGAATCGAAAATACTGCTGATCTGCCCCTTGTTGCAGGAACAGACAAACCAACCAATCAGCAAGCAATTGATACTAGTACTTCGATCTGTTCATTAGGAAGTGGACCAAATGGTTCTTATACGATGAGTAACTTCTTTGGATGCATGTCTGGACTTCCCTATCCTTGGCAACTCATTGCATATAGGATTGGACAACTCGAAACACCTGCACTATACAACATCTATCAAAATTTATATCTAGCAGTTACTTGGAACGGTGCAGTACTTGCATACACCATTGGTAATAGCTCACCTAGCAATTACTACATCGCTACTCTTTCTATAGTATCTTCTGGCGGTGGATATGGAAGGGGAGGTGCATCAGCTCCTGTTATCACCTTACCGTTTGGTGCTAGTGCAACTTGTACTATTGGTACTGATCCAACAGATATAACTACGTTTGGTAGGGTCACTGGTGTTAATCTAGTATCAGGAGGTAGCCATCCAAATGGCTCAGGGTGGTATGCAAACATTGAATGTCCTCCAACTTCTTCGTCAGGCGGCACGAATACCCCTAGTGGTACTACTGGATGGAACAGCCCAATGAATTCAGTCGTACAGGGATACATCGATCAAGCAAATACCGAAATCGCTAACATAGCATCAAGCAATCAAACCGCTACTACGTATTTGAATGCATACTGGGATATTCTTGGTAATCAACTAGCAATAGAACAACGTTCACGCTATGCAGCTATGGTACCAGTCTCAGTTCCGACTGATCCATTCTTGAATCCTTCTCCTGCAAGCATGTACACCTTCGTAGATTCTGTGCCCGGTTTCGCACAGGATACTACCCCGCATGGTGCAGCACAAACACTTGAAGCGATTTCAGATATGAATTCAGTAGGTGGACAGAGTGCTGTCGCATTGATGCGCGAATCTCGTAATCAAGTCAGATTGCAACGGTTAGGTATTGATCAAGACAACAATATTCCTGACACACTGTCTGATGCTTCTACGAAACAATTCATAGCGAATGGTGTATCACCTGTTGCAAAAGCTGATACTGGAATCACTTGTCCTAGTGGTAAGCCTTATACAGTTCCTGCCTGGCCTGCTAATTCGATCGGTGATGCAGAAATAACTCCTATCCCTTCAGGATCATATCTACCTGCAGATATCGCAAGTGCAAATGTCACTCCTGGTTTTCAACAAGGATCAGGGACGAACGGAGGAGACATTACTCCTATTCTTTCATGTTCCCCGAATCCGGTCGTCAATCCTCTCGTACCAGCAGGGCCTGTTCTAAAACCGGAAAGCCGCGTTGATAGCGTAGTGATCATTGCGCCTCCAGCAGAATACAATCCTGCAAATCTACCACCAAACCTAGATCCTAACTACACGAACAGTACGTTGTTACCTTCTACACTCAGCGTACAACAGGCAATCAATCATGTCATAGTCTGCAATTGTGATTGTTGGATTCCATAAAAAGGTAATTTTTCGGTTGACATGAACCATATGGTCATGTACATTAACAACATGATCACTGAGCAAAAGGTTTCGACAATGTGGACGATTGCTAAGGTTCTTGACGGTTTCGCTGATCTCCCGAATGAGCGGTTTCATACTTTCGCTGTGAAGCACAATGGTGAGGTTGTTGGTAAGCTGAAGTTTGATCGTGGTCGCTGGAAGTCGGCAGGCGGTCCCGCTTGGCAAGGTATTCTGTTCAAGACTACACTGCATGGTCAGGATTATGGGTCTGCTTGCTCGGGCATCTCGTACTACAACAAAGATAAGCGCAAGGTTCTTGAATGGTTCAAGACTGGAATCTGTGCGTAATCGCATCACCGATAAATACTTAACAATGAAGATATCTAGAAGTCCTGATAGTAATACTTTTCAGCGTGGAATGTTTATTAAACACAAGGCTGCAGAAGGCAAGACTCCTGAAAATGATGAGGAAGTCAAAACCATGGTAGAATATTATAATAGCTGGACTACTGAAAAAAAAGAACAAGAGGCAGATCCGGAATGGCAAAAAGACAATCTGGAATATGACCTCCGCACTATAGATTGGATTCTAGCAAAAGTTCGTAATAGTGAATCTTATGCACAGAATTTGTATGCCGCCTTGTGCAATAATGATTTTATCAGAAATGACGTATGGCCTATACTCGCTGAAAAGAAGTGGAGCTGTTCCTGGCGACATGCAGGTGGAATCATTGCTGATATGCGAGAAGAAGGTGACTATATAGATTGGTATTGCTCTGGTATCGGAGAAGGATTGGGTAACGGTGATCCGAATGGTACTAGGGGATATGTGAATGAAAGTGTAGTCACTAATGAGATTAAAGCCGACCTTCTTAAGTTGGGTTGGATAGTAGTAGAGGATAATTATGAATCTAAATAATCTAGGAACAGGAAAGGCATTGATACAGCATGTCCTTTCCGGAAATAAAGTCAAGAACTGGACACGAGTCCATGAACAAAAGCTAGCGGAACAAAATAAGAATCCTCTAAATCCAGGATTCGTAAAGAAAAACGGGCAACCCTAATAGTAAGTTGCCCAAATCTATTGATTAAAATCCTCACATAAATTAATATCTCATTATTGCTTCCGAGGCTAACTGGCATAGCAAGGGTCTCTAAAGCCCAAGACAGCAGGTTCGATTCCTGTCGGAAGCGCCAAAATTTTATATGGAGAAAATATGATTGATGAATCTCAACTACCCAGTCTCGTCCCTGCCGTAGTCTTTAAGACTCGTGTCCGTGACGATTCTACTGAAGAACTGAATCCGTATCGCTGGCAAGATGTCACAACCTATGATCTGTTTGCCGGTAAGCGCGTGATTCTATTCTCGCTCCCCGGAGCATTCACACCTACTTGTTCGACATATCAGTTACCGGGTTTCGAACAGAACTATGAGCATTTCAAGGCTCTCGGCATCGATGATATCTACTGCTTGTCCGTCAATGATTCATTCGTCATGAACAAATGGGCACAGGATCAAGGATTGCAGAATGTCAAGGTTATTCCTGATGGGTCTGGCTTGTTCACTGCTAACATGAATATGCTTGTTCAGAAGGACAATCTCGGATTCGGTGTCCGTTCTTGGCGCTATGCTGCTATTGTTGATAACGGCAGGATCGAGAAGTGGTTTATTGAACCAGGCATCGAACATAATTGTGCCACTGACCCTTACGGTGAATCCTCACCGGAGAACATTCTTAAGTATCTGATGGACCTTAAGGGATAAAACATTTATACTCTGGCTGATATTTTATCAGCCAGAGTATATTAATAAATACTTCAAAGGAGAAAAATATGTCTTAGACTGAATACGCCTGCAAAGATTTAGTGTTTCATTTTAATAAGAAGCACCTAGAAGACTCGACCATTCCCATGTGGGTCGTTAAAACACATGGTGAGACATTTTATGTCGAACATGTTGACTGTTCTGTTTCTTGGTCAACTAAAGAAACCCCTGACAATTCGCATACTAAAGGTAGCATCAAAGTCAAAGATTGCTTGTTAGTGATCGATGATACGAATTGCGCTACCATTTCTAAATTATCCTTATTCGATAAAGCTCGTCTTAAGAATCAAAAGCTAGGTATCACCCGTGTTATTACTCATCGCGGGAATGAACTAAAAGATTCATTAAAGAACCATAAGGTAAAGCACGGTCCGATCAAAACGATCGGAGGAGCCTGTTCAACTACCTTTTATATTACTGATATTTACAATGAGCAAGATGTTACGTTGCTCATACTAGTTGTTACTGGACTACGTAAACTCATGCCTAATGAACCTTACTACAAGACATATGATGATCCAAAGTATGCAAAAGTAAATGAGATTGATTTAGACGACGAAGACGATGAATAAATAAATTCATGAGTCATCTTACAGATTTCATCACTAACTTTGGTCAAGTCATAGAATTTGATTTCCCGCAATGGGATGTTTTGAGAACACAAGATGTTTTATCAAAACATCCCGGTTGGATTCGTTATCAACCACATAAGCCAAACAATCGATGGGGTCTTAGTGTTACTAGTTTGAATGGCGGATTCTCAGGTGAACCGGACCTCTACAGTCTACGTGAATGGAACGCAATGCACAGTACATCTTACTGGGAAGCAGATTTCAAAGTCCGTACTAATATTGTAGATTTCATTCCTGAACTTAATCCTTTTCTAGATTTTTTTGGAAAGAGTTTAGGTCGTGTTCATTTTCTTAGATTAGATGCAGGTGGATTCTTTCCACCGCATCGTGATAATGGAGCAATAGTGAATTCCCCTACGTTTAGAATTATTGTTCCAATCAATAACTTTGGTAAGAATCAAATGAAATGGATTCAAGAAGAACAAATACTCTCATTGGAGCCTGGATTTACCTACTTTATCAATACGACTAGAGTTCATAGTGTTTTTAGTTTCACGGATAACTGCACTATGCTGGTCTTAAATGTGATAGCAGACACAGATATACTAGATAAGTTGGTTCGTCGTGTCATTCCAATTTGATCATTTCAAGAATCAATGGTTAACGTGCGGTGATCTATTGGATCCGAATGCAGATTATATTGATTTTCGTGTAGAAATTAAACCCGATTTTTTTAAGACCCTGCAGTTTGACTCAGAAAGCCTCAAAAAATATAGAATTGATGCTGCATTATCTGCCGCTTCACAGTTAGGAAATAATCCAGTACTATGTTTGAGTGGAGGAGTAGATAGTCAAGCTATGGTTCACTGCTGGAAAGAAGCAGGTTTAAAGTTTGATGTTGCTACATTAGTTTTTAATGATGGGCTAAATTTACATGATGTAAATCATGCAAGACACTATTGCACTACTCATGGTATAAATCTTATCGAATTAGATATTAATATAATCACCTTCTTAGTGAGAGAAAGTGCCGAAATCGCAGACCTATATAAATGTTCTAGTCCACACTTTGTCACGCATTATAAGATGTTCGAAATACTAATCGACAGAGGATACACCGGTATATGCTGCGGTGGCCAGACATTTGCTAAAGGGAAAACAGGATGGGGACCAGCACCTAGTGCAGCGCAAGCCAATTATATAGAGTTTGCTAGAAAAAAACAATTTCCAGTCATGGGTAATTTTTTAGGACATGATCCTAATTTATGCTGGGCTACTGCTGTATTAACACCTACTCATCAAAGAGCATGGCAAATCTGTGTGAATGAATCTACTGATGAAATTTTAGCTGAACGATATGAGACTAAAGTAGAGGGATATTGTAGGACAGGATTTAATATACAGCCCCAATCTCAAAAGTTTACCGGATTTGAATTAGTTAAAAATTATTTTGCAGAGAATTTCAATGATGGTTGGGCATTTGAAAAAAGATTTAGACATCCTCTACAAAAGAAATACGGTTCTGCGCACGGAAGATTATTGTTAAATGAAGATCAACTTTCTTGTTTAGAAACACTATATACTCAGAATATTATTTCTTCTTAAGATACCTCGTCCTGGATTACCGTAAACTGTGCAACGATTTATTTTTTGATTGATATCAGTTCCACCTACTATCCAATAGTCTGGGGATATTTCAGGAAACATTTCATATGGTATATTATCTAATGCTGGCTCATTGATTGGGCTAATGGCGGTAAGTAAAATTTTACATTCATCCGGATTAGTATTTTCTAACCATTCATAAACAATAGAAAGTTCTTTGTCATGATCTCGTCTACATAAATCAGGAGTTGACCATATAGGAAAATGCCCGTGATATACATCAGATGCTTCTTTAGGCTTAAACATCTTTTGATCATGCGTTATTCCGTGATAGGTAAATCTATACCATTCAGTTGATCTCCAATTAGCATCATCCTGAACCCCTTCTGCTACATTTGGATAACCATATAAACATAGAATATTGATATTTCGGCCCTTGATACTCAACATAATAGGTTTCTTAAAAGAGAAAATTAAATTTTTTGGCCAATGTTCAGAGAATAAACGCCTAAATGTTAATCCCTCTCTGATCTCATCTTCATTTTTTTGATGTATTAATTCTCTCATTCCTAAATTGACAAGAAAAATCATATTTGGATATTTTTTACATAGGCTTTCTACATAAATCATAGTCCGTTTTACATATCCGCAATTTCCGTTAATTATAACTAGATCACAATCAGGAATACAATTGTCTTCTGGATCAGCATGTTCATACATATGTAGATACAAATTACTTATTACATGTAAATCTATCATATCTATACTTATCTGGACTAAATACTAACATGAATTTACTATTTGGAGATTACCATCTATGTCCGTTACTGTAACGTTTAACACTGCTGAGAACTGTGCTGCTTTTGCAAAGACAGTAAAATTAACTGCGGAACCAGATGCTACTATCAGCATCACTTGGGAAAAGTTAACAAAAGCAAAAGCTGACACCAATGCTGTCAGCTTCGTACAAGAAACCAGTGACCCTGTAGAATTCATAATGAACGGTGATCCAACATCAGCAGATGTAGCACCTCTGGTAATAGTGAATGAAGATTTGGGAAAAGGATTTTATCATATCACTAGTACACAAGGTCTTGCATTATTTGATAAAGTTAACAGTTTGGATGCAGTTGAATTGACTCCGATGGGATTTCACGGGGTCTCTACAGTAACAGGTAATTCAACTACTTCAATTGAAGTAGTTGATCCAACCGGCACTGAAGGTCAGTGGGCTAGAATACGTATAGCAAGTTCATATCGTCCTCTATTAACTAGCTTTACATATTATGATAGTCTAGTAGTAAAGAGTAAACCAGAAGTTTATATCATTGACACCGGAGTAGACTGGACTCACCCTGAATTTGCTAATTTAGATCATGATGATTTTTGGAAGATTTCAGATTTTACGGCATTTGATGATGTGACTGGTCACGGTACTAAAGTTGCTTCATGTATTGCAGGGGTAAATGTAGGCATTGCTCGTGATATTAAGTTACGTAGCGTGAAGATTATGGAACCTAATTATACTCCTTCACTTCTTAACATAGGTGCTGCACTAGAAGCAATCATAACCGAAGCTAAGAAAAATCCAAATATGACTAGAATTGTAAATGCAAGCTGGTCTATTGATAAGAATAGTTGGATTGAGAGCAAGTTTCAAGAATTACTTGATGCAGGCATTACTGTAATTTGTTCTGCAGGTAATACAGGTATTGATGTTGCAACCCAAACTCCGGCAGGAATGCCAGCGGTGATCACGGTTGGTGCAATTGACAAGTACGATATTCCTGCAGGCTTCAATAATATTGCTCCATCGGATAGCGGACTTACTACAAACTATGGTAATATGCTAGATATATTTGCACCTGGAGACAATGTTTTAGTCGCAAGCAAATCAGGATATGCAATAATTTCAGGCACCTCGTTCTCTGCAGGTTATGCAACAGGTGTTGCTGCGCAGATTGCAGCACTATTTGATGGAGAAGTTCCGTTCCCCGATCTTTCAAAGAAATTACTAGATGTATCTACTAAAGATGCGATTCTTTTCGATCATACTAATTTCGTAGAAACAGAAAATAGAATCGTGCATTTGGTTGGTGCACAAGATGTTCAAGCAACTGCATTAGATTTATATTTAGGTGCATTTAATGATAATATTAATGATATTGAATTAAATGTTAATACTATCATAGATGTTGCTCCATATACTACTCTTCATCCGTCTACAACTGTGACATGGACTATTAGTTATGAAGATTCAACTACCGAAGCAGCATATAACCCGTTTATCATGTTAGATAATACAACTAGTACACTCAAGATTAGCAAGCCGACAGTAGCATTGCCGCTAGGTGAAACACTGAAAATGGTTCGCTTCAAGATTCATGCTGTTACGGATATCATTACACTTGAAAGTCCTTGGTTGTTTTTCTTTCAGGTTGATCCAGCTACCGGTGCAACAACATCACAAAATGATATCACTAGAGCATTGTCATTGACTAATAGTACTAGCGTATTCTTAGCACAGGGTGTTCTTAAATAAACAATGACTTCAGTTACGAAACTTGAAATTCCAGTAACACCTAGATATAATCACCGAGTTACTAAAACGACAGGTTATCTTTACAAGAACATCCTCAATCAAACTGAGTTTGATTCTCTTTTGAAGTACTGGGAACAGTTTCATGTTCATGGAGTAGATTGGGATCAGAGTATATACTATTATAAAGGACGCGCACATGCTACTGCTAACCAGCGTAGCTTTGGGACATTATATGATAGAAAAATTTTTGATCTAACTGAAGATACTGATTGGTATTATCAAAAGCCTGACACAATGGTAGCTTGGGCAAAGAATGCAGTAGCACAACGAGTACATCCTAGAATAACTCAAATTTTTGAGAAGATCAAAACACTTCCACCTTTTAATGAATGCTCAGATAAATGGGTTTTAGTGAGAGGGTTGATGAATGTCCTGATCTATGATCAACTACTGACATATCATGTTGACGGAGCCACTGAAATATTTAATGCTCCTATGGACGAAGTTACTGAATATAGTTTTACTATATACCTAAATACAGTATCACACGGTGGTGAATTTTGGATTGATGGAGATCCGGGTTTTATATACAAGCCTGTACCAAATACAGCATTTGCTTTTCCAGGCGGACATATTCTACATGGTGTAAATCAAAATAAAGACGAGAATCAGACAACACGGAAAGCAGTAACTTTTAGATTAGCGCATGTTGATTCGTTGTATCTTCCGGGAGATCCAGAGCAGTTTGTGATCAAGAATCCTTTAATATATGCTAATCCATTTCAAGGTAAGAAGGTTGAACAATGAGAATGTACAATACACCTAAAACAGATACTGAAGACAGCATTTCAGTAACCGTAGAACCCAAAACTGTTGAACAAACACGACTTGATATGTTAGAAAGTAAAGTGCAGCAGTTGAGTGAACAGATGCAACGTGTTTCGGAAGCATTGCGATTGAGCAATCGACAGATTCGTCGCCAGAATACAGACATTAATAATTTAACTACTTCGGTTCGCAACAGATAAATAAGTTTGTAGCATGGTGCTACTTAACAGACTTTAAGAATTAGGGCCTTAGTCTGTGGTCCGTAGAAAGGAAGAAACATGATGTATAATAGTAAGCTGGTTGCCAGCATCAAAGCCAACGGAAAAGTACTCCGTGAATTCAAAGACACCGTTTATATCCCATTCGGTAGTGAATATTCAGTACTTCTCAAAAATCTCAACACAATAAGAGCATTGATCAACGTCTACATTGACGGTGATAATGTCGTGCCTGGTGGACTCGTATTGAATGCGGGTCAGGAAGTTGATCTTGAACGCGCTATTCGCAATGGAAACATGAGCGAGGGCAATCGTTTCAAGTTCATTGAGCGCACTAGCAACATTGAAGACCATCGTGGTATCAAGCTAGAAGATGGGTTGATTCGTGTAGAGTATCAGTTTGAAAAGGTATATCCTAAGTATCCCAATCTAACTTGGACTGCTCCGTCACAGCCGTACTACGGTGATCCAACTTGGACTGTAAACAATTCAGTACTACGCTCAACATACACCGGAGGAACTACAACTTCAGCGTATTCGCACCCTGGTGTTGCTTGTTCAGACGCATCTTATGCAACTGCATCAGCAAGCCTAAACAACATGACAGTTGGTGCTACGCTGTCTGCAAGTTCATTCAATGCTGCTCCTCAGAGTGAAACAGGTATCACTGTTCCTGGTAGCAAGAGCGAACAGAAGTTCGTGACTGCAAGCTGGTTCGCAACGGAAAGCGAAACTCACAATATCATTCTTAAACTGCTAGGTGAGACTCCTGATAATATGGAAGTGCGTGAACCGATCACGGTTAAAACCAAACCTAAGTGTGTGACCTGCGGAAAACAGAACAGGGCTACAGATAAGTTCTGCTCAGAATGTGGAACATTTTTAGAAATTTTCGCATAAAACGGTTGACAACGGATGCCCATTTCGCTATTATGAATCATAAGCTGATGAAACGGAGACACGAGATGGGCATTTACGTTTACACTCTTCGCAAGAACACAGTGAAGGCGACTGATATGGATACCGGTGCTCCGATTGAGATCGGCGTTACTGCTTACGCTTACAAGTATTACTGGCGTGATGATTGCTCTAGCTACAATCGCCTGACTGCTCGTATGGAATCTATGGCTGAACGTGCCCGTGAGGCTAATCCTAATCTGGTTCTTGTCACCTTCGGTGATCCGAAGGACAACGATTTTAGCAAGCATTCGATGCCGGTCTACCGTGTCAGCCCTAAGATGACTAGCTTCTATGATACTGAAGCTCCGGGTGAGCTGGTCGGCTATCTCTCTAAGCAGGGTCGCAAGATTGTGTTTGAACGTAAGTAGTGTGAACAGCTACTTTAAGTCTCGCGAATTTTTATAAAAGCACGGGCTAAGATGCATATTCTCCTTTGGTCGACTAAATATACGAATGTAGTCGAAAGGGAAATGAAATGGACTTCAACAGTATTATTATATATATAGCATCATTCGGACATATATTTTCACCGAACGTGTGGACGACTATTGACCAGTATTTCAAGACTATTCTAGTGTTCTCACACTTCTTGCTGTCAGCTTTTGCATTGATCAGTATCTTAACCTCTGACTATATCTTTCTGAAGAACTACAATATCCCTCTCACTGAAGAGAGTATGCATCATCTAGAAAGCATAAAGAACACGACGTTTTGGTCATTGTTCGGTCTTGTTCTAACAGGAACAATGATCGTGCTCTATGGTATGGTGCGTGATCCTGCCTTCATGCTCAACCCAAAGCTCTATGCTAAGTTCATGGTAGTGGCTATTCTCACTGTCAATGGTTTCTTTGTGCATCACTATAGTGACAAGCTTAACGAGAACATGATCATTGCCTACATTCCAGGAGATTTATCTAGGAAGCTCTGCTACTTCGGAGCCATCAGTTCTACCTCTTGGTTCTGGGCTTGCTTCCTAGGAGTTGCAAGAGCCTGGAATAAGACTATGGATTTTTCTGTGATCTCTGCTTACTATTTTGTGACCTTAGGTGCTGCTATGGTAGGTGCTCATCTGTTTCATAACATGGTAGTGTATTTTTCTAAAAAAGCTGTAGCACACGCTATCTCTCAATAAGACGAATATAATTCTTCCGATACTGGATAAAACCTCTTGACTTGTGGTTAGGACGGTGCTATCTTAATAGCATAGTTGATCCAACCGGAACGAAGAAAATGAATAGAATGAATAAAACCCGAGAGCAATGGCTAGAATATAGAAATGGCAACCAAACAGGACGAGATGACTTCTATGACTGCGTTTGGGATGTGATACGGCTTTATGATGAGGTCAGTAAATTGAAGAAAGAGAATGCACTCTTGCGTGATCCAGACCGACATACAAGGTTTGTGCAGATCACCCTGCAACGGGATGAAGCAAGGCAAGAGGCAGAACAGCTAAAGGAAGAGAACGCCCGTCTGACTGCCCAACTTGCCTTGTCTGAGGCAAAAGTTTCAAGCCTTGAGCACGACTATGAGGACATGACGCTGGAATATCGAAAGCGCCGCGACGAATTGTTTTCCCAGCTTGCTGAACGGGAGGACGCCCATCGTCACGGACAACATTTGATCGACACCGCCAAGGCTTGGGGACGGGCAGACGACGACGGGGAAGGCCCGTTTAATTTCGTCACCCGCAAAACCTATGAGCAAGGCCGGGATGACGCCCTAGCCCGCTTCCACGTTGCGGAAGGTGAGAGATGAAGCCACATTATTCAGTGGGCGCGGGAATGTGTTGTGGATTCCATCCATGGTTTGGACCATATGGCTTCGGCAATGCTCGTGGCTTCAAGACCTTTGTATCCACCACTGATCTGCGTCATGCACTAGCTCAGTATAGACGCTTGCCTATCAAGTATCGGCAACTAGATGGACCGGATCCTGTTACAGGAAAGAGAGTTTGTCTAGCTTATGGTAAAATGCAAGGATTAACACAATGACCTTTAGAGATAAAATTGTTGCTACACTAGCTTTACAATATGATCAGTATGGATTCAATCGGCAGGATGCAGCAGATGCTATGTTGGCTCTTATGCGAGAACATCTGACCTCTACGGAGTTCACAGATCAGTTAGAATGGCCGATCAAGGCTATGTACCCAGATAGATGGCGCCAATTTATTAACAAGGTAATAGATGAAACGTAGTGCAAATTATTTAGGCGTAACTCAATATTTTTGTTGACATTGGTAGCAGATATGCTATTATGAATTATGGAAACGAAAGAGGAAATTGAAATGACTGGGTCTCTTGAGACGATTTCGCATTTTGTTCTGACTAAGGCCTCCAACGAAGAACTGAACGAGATTCTCTCCTACGTTAAGATGCGTCGGCAACAGCTTACTAAGCAGACTGTTCGTACTGTTTCTAAGGGTGCGAAGGTCACATTCTCTAGCCGCGGTAAGGTCTACAACGGCACGGTGATGGATGTCAAGATCAAGAATCTGGTTGTTGAGACACAGTACGGTCGCTATCGCGTTCCTGCTAGCATGGTGTCTGTTGTCGGCTAAGGTTTGACAACTATTTTTCATCCGTTGTGATAAATACTCAAAAGGAATCTAGCATGAAGATCACAGAAGTACTTAACGAGTCCTCGCACGACGATTGGGATGATGAAGATGAAGTAGCTCCGGATCCCGATCAGGATAAGATTCAACACATCGTGATGCAGTTGAAGAATGCACTTGACCTTAAGGGCGATTACAAGATCACTTTTAAAGATGGCAGCAAGCATCGTCTTCCGCTAAAAGACATTCAAGATTTTATGAATCGATATAACAAGCTTAAACCATATGAGCGTGAAGAGATGCAAGAAATTGCTTCTAAAAGCCTAAAAGATTTTTATTCAGTTCTTGGCTCATGACTAAATAAACACGCAGTTAATTCAAGAATCCTATTCTATAAATAATGTTGTGCCCTAGTGAGAGCTAGGGCATAGCTTTATGGAAAACAAGGAAGGCGTGCGTGGGAGATTTCTTTAAACTAGTAGCCGAAGTAGGATTCCCAATCGCAGCTTCAATTGGAGCAGGATATTTCGTATTCTTAACCCTAAAATTTATCCTCGCAGGTGTCACCGGAAGCGTCAGTGGCATGAAGGGAATAATCGTCTCTCTTGACAATCGTGTAAAAACAATGAATCACGATGTGATTAGAATCGATACCGTAGTATCAAACGCACTCGGCTTAAAGCCCGACGTAGATCGTATCGCAAGAGCAGACGGTAAATCTGACGCAAGGAGAGATTGATGAGCGGAAACATAGCAGAACTAATTAATAAGTATGGATTCCCGACAGTAGCTGCTGCAGGTATGGGATACCTGATCTATTACGTCTGGGAATGGGCTACTAAAGAGATCAAACCTGTATTAGGAGAAGCCAACACAACACTAATCGCATTGATTGATCGTATCAGAATGTTGGACAATGACTTGATTCGATTGAATCAAAAAGTCAACACTGTTTTACACTTGCGTGGTAAGACTATAGAACGCGAACGAGTAGAAGCAGAGAAGAAGATTAATAAACCACAGTATGAAAAATTATCAGAAGATGACCATACAGCAGCAAGCGGTGAAGGTTAAGAATACACATTAGGGGAGAAATAATGAAAATAAAAATAAAAATACTTTCTCTATTAGGACTAATTTGCTTTGCATCACCTGCAATGGCTGATCCACTTGTTCAACAATTTAAAGACCCTGCCTTTAACGGTGTAGGTTGGTCTAATCATGTGATAGCTGTTCAAAACATCGAACAAAATAATAAACAAGCGAATGAGAATGCATTAGCTTCTGCACAAGCAGCCGCAGCCGCAGCCGCAGCGAATACCCCATTGAACAAATTTATCTCTTTGTTTACTAGCCAGGTCTATGCACAACTAGCCACCCAACTGAGTAACAATTTATTTCAAACAGGTAGCACTGCTTCTAATTCGGGCATATTTAATTTAGACGGAAATACTATTAGTTATATAAAAACAGGAACGAATGTTACATTGACTGTTGTTGATAGCACCGGCAATCAAACTGTAGTAACAGTTCCTATCGCAACATTTGCATTCTAGCAGGAGGTTCAATGAAGAAGTCATTAACTTTCCTGACACTAACGCTGGTTGCCTTGCTTCTAACTGGCTGCGTAGGCGCAATAAATCCTATCCTAAATCAGGATACCGCAATCTTTCGAACTAGACCATCAGTAATATCATATACGAATAAAAAAATATTCGATGATATTCCTGATCTAGATGGTCCTCCTATTCCCATCGCAGTGTATTCATTCACTGATAAAACCGGACAACGCAAATCCTCATCTACTGTGAGTAGCTTTAGCACTGCCGTAACACAGGGTGCTGATGCATATCTGATTAAAACATTAGCTGATGCGGGCGGCGGCAAATGGTTCAAACCAGTTGAACGTGTAGGTATTGATAGCATCATTAAAGAGCGCCAGCTTATACGTCAGATGCGAGAACAAGAATATGGTGACAAAGCCAAAGCATTATCTCCGTTAATGGTAGCAGGACTCATTGTCGAGGGAGGCATTATCGATTATAATAGCAACACTAAAACCGGTGGTAATGGTGTTCGTTATTTAGGAATTGGGCCAAACACCCAATATAGTGAAGATATGGTCGTGATTAATCTACGGCTTGTATCAACACAAACAGGTGAAATACTTGATAGTGTTACTATTAGTAAGAATGTAATATCTACCTCTGAAGGAATTACTGTCTTTAAATTCTTTGATTTAGGTACTAAAGCATTCGAACTAGATGGTCAACAAACATCAAATGAACCTGGAAGTTATGCTATTCGATCAGCAATTGAACTCGGTGTAGCACAACTCATAAAAGACGGCGAGAAGAGAGGATTTTGGCATTATAAAAAATCCAATACAATCAAAAAAGGATTATAAAGATGAAAATAATAAAATATGCACTAATTCTTGGTTCGTTATTAGTATCTAGCACTGCATTTGCTCAGGCTGTTGCAGTTCTTCCTACTCAACCTAATCCACCTGCAATCATTGCTACATCACCTAATGAGACTGAAGCTAATACAGTAGCAACTACAAATAAAGTATACATCAATCAAGCAGGTCAGCATGTAAACGTGAACATCCAACAGACCGGTACTACTAATGTTGTTGGTACAATGACTGATCCTATCTACCTACGTGGTGATAATCAGACAGTCACTGTAGTGCAAACCGGAAATACGAATTCATTGCTAATGGGAATACTCGGTTCTTTTGGATCAGAGAGTGGCACAACTACTACTATTCAGCAATTAGGTAATAACAACTCTGCTACAATTCGTTGCGGAATCTATGAGGGTGATGCAAATTGTAATGGATTGAACTTGAATGATAAATTTGTTGGTAACAACAACATGCTAGCATTCCACGGTTCAGCTTCTAATATCACTCAAACTATAAACAACACAGGCAACAATAACGCTTATACTATTGCATCTAATGCACCTAATTCATCACAAACACTATTAGTTACCGGTGACTACAATACATTCAATGTAACGCAGTCTGATACCGGAGGAACATACGGTCACTCATTGTTTGTTGATCTTGTTGGTTCTGGAAACAACGTCACTACACAACAGTACGGTCCTTCTGAAACTATAATCAACATCAAGAGTGTCGGAACAAATGGCACGTTTAATATTAAAACTGGCCATTAATCTTCTATTTTTGTTATCGGCCCATGCTGCTTTTGCTAGCATAGGGTCGATAACAGAATCACGCGGCATGGGCACGATCAAGCGTCCTGCTGGTGTTATTACGGCCGGCAATGGATCCGCAATAGAAAAGAATGACACAGTATCTACCAATTCTCAGGGTAGATTCAAGATCACATTTGCTGATGCTACTACAGTAAACATCACTGAAAATAGTAGATTACTCATTGATGACTTTGTATATGACGGAGGAAATTCAAATAAGGGTAAACTAGGACTCAAAGTTGCTCTAGGAACTGTACGATATGCATCTGGTGGAATTGCACATGGTAATTCGAACGGAGTAAATATTAGAACACCCACTGCAACCATAGGTGTCAGAGGTACGGATTTTCTAATGTCAGTAGATGAGATAGGTAAAACAACAGTCATCTTACTTCCAAATTGTTATGATGACAAGGACCCAACTAAGATAACAGATGACTGTACAAGTGGATCTATCGAGGTTTTAACTGCGGCTGGATTAGTCACACTCAATCAGCCATTTCAAGCAACTATGGTTGAAAATAATTTTACACCACCTGCTCCGCCGGTGAAAGTAGACATGACGCTAAAACAAGTCAATAACTCACTACAGATATCATCTCCTACAACCACAAACGGATTGAGCCTAGCAAAGTTATCAAAGAATTCAGCAAAGGCAGCAAACAACCCAGCACAAGCTGCTGCTGACAATAATGCTGATCCTAATTCGGATGGATTTTCCATTGAAGAGGTGGCGGTTGCACTACAAACTAAACAGACTGCTGCTGACACTTTAACTAAAGTGTATGTAGACATAAACGGAGAATTCCCTAAAAAATTAATATATACAAATGTATCACCGGTTCTCAGCAAAAAGATGATTCAAGTAGGATGGGTGTATTCAGTGTTATCTCCTGATAAATTACAAGCCGCTACTGTATGGTTACCAAAGAACAGTGAGGTTGAAGTTGTTGTTTCTCAGAATGGAATTATAGATTCTTACAATTTTGCAAACCAAAAATGGACTACACAGGGAGATGGAAGACCCCAAGGAACAATAACTATCGTGCAGAACGGAGCCCCGCCTAAATGAGAATACTGATACCGTTCTTGCTACTACTCTCTGTAACACCTGTACTAGCTCAAAATAAAATCTATATCGATCAATCTGTAGGGAACAATACATCAGTGATTATCACTCAATCTGTGGGTGATTCAAACTATGAGAGTCTAATCATTGTTGGCAATAACAATGCGGTAACTAGCCAGCAAAATAATAATAGTAATCTTGTTGCAACTATACAGGGAATCAACAACAATATATCAACCACACAACAAGACGGAAACCACGTATTGCAGTTGACTGTTCCTTCTAGCAACAACACTATCTCAATCACGCAAACTGGTACCCCGCAAAAAATATTCAATCTATCTGTCAATAGTTCTAATACAGGAGTGACTGTAGTTCAAAACAGCCTTATTGCAAGTGATACTGCATCCATGAGTATTTTTTGTGCAGTAGGAGCTTGTACTGGATATAGTTATATAAAACATTAAGGATCCATGATGAGTCAACTAAAGAAAATACTATTGAGTCCTTGGTTGGCATTGTTAACCTTTGCACTTCTATTAGTGATTAAATTAAGCAACCCATATCTCGTAGATGCTATGCGATTAAAATTCTATGACTATTTGATGCTCGGTGAACCAGTACAGTCAGAACATGTCGTGATAGCTAATATCGGGGAAAAGGCTATCGAAAAGTATGGTCAATGGCCGTTCCCTAGAGATGTCCATGCAAAGATCATAGATGATTTGTATAGTGCTAATGCTGGATTGGTTGCTACCACTGTGATGTTTCCTGAAAAGGATCGATTCAACGGTGATGATATCCTGGCGGCTTCTTTGAAAAAGAATCCAGTTGTATTAAGCCAAACGTTATCCGATAAATGTACTAGGGATAATCAGAAGACTCGTCGTACAGGCGTTGCTGTAATTGGTGACGGCCAACCGACGCAATTTCTCCCGAACTATCCCTGTGTTCTTGATAACATTCCAGAGCTTCAAGAAGGATCCGCAGGCGTCGGTATAGCATCTTCTCTTCCAGAGACAGACGGGGTTGTGCGTCGAATTCCGTTAATAGGAATTTCAAAGAATGAATACTATCCTGCATTCTCTCTTGAAGTGCTGAGAGTTCTAGCGGGTGATCCTTCTTATCAGGCGAAAATAAGTCAGGCTGGTGTTGAAGCATTGCGTGTCCCCCAATTTGGAAAAGTTAATACCGACGAATACGGCAGAGTATTTATCAATCCAAACTATAAGTTTCAATCATTTGAGATTGGGGATAAAGTTCCTGATCTAACAAAGAAAATCGTAATTCTTGGTGTAAGCGCGAATGGAGTAGCCAACCCTGTAGCGACTCCAGCAGGTGCCCAGTATCCCCATCAGTTGCAAGCGTCCATTCTTCAGACCCTGATAAATGGCGATTCAGTTTCGATTCCGAATTGGGTTGGATTACTTGATCTTGCTGCATTTGTTGTCCTTTCAGTTGCAGTCATTGGTCTGTCGAATGTACGATACTCTATCATCTGGATCGGTATTCTGATCGCAGGATATGTGTATGCACCCATCTATTTGTTCAGTCATAATAAAATATTATTTGATATTTCTTTTAATCTTCTTGCTGCCCTTGTTATTTATTTGCATGTATACAGCGTGAAGTTTATCAGTGAATACTTACAAAAGCAACAGATTAAAAAGCAATTCGGTACTTACTTAAGCCCGGATCTTGTCGCTAAACTTCAAAAGAATCCAGAGTTATTAGCACTAGGCGGGGATGAGGTTGAACTCAGTATCATGTTTACTGATGTCAGGGGATTCACAACTATCTCTGAACACTATGGTAGAGATGTGCAGGGATTGACTAAGATCATGAATCGATACATGACTACTATGACCAAAGCTATTCTTGTGAACAACGGTACACTAGATAAGTATATAGGAGATGCTCAGATGGCATTTTGGAATGCACCGCTTAGTAACGAGCAACATGCTAAGGATGCTGTTAAAACTGCGTTTCAGATGTTAAATGACCTGGAGAAATTCAATGAAGAAATTAAGGCTGAGGGAGTCCCGGCTTTTGGAATGGGTCTCGGTATCAATACTGATACTGTGGTTGTTGGTAATATGGGTAGTGATCAGCGTTTCGACTATACTTGTTTGGGGGACGGCGTTAATCTTGCATCTCGCCTCGAAGGTCAGTCTAAACCGTACGGCGTCAAGATAATTATTGGACCAAAGACTGCTGAATATGTTAGCGATGAGTATCAAGTAGTAGAGCTAGACTTGATCGCCGTGAAGGGAAAGAAAGAACCTACATGTATATACACGGTTCTAGAAACTAAGGATCCGATATCAGAAAACTTCCATCATATGTTCTTAGATAAGTATCGTGCAGGCGAATGGAATGATGCGATTGATTTGATTTCTCACATGGAAAATCTCTGGAAAGGCCAATTAGCTGGATACTATAGGGCTATGGAAGAGAGAATGAAAGATCAATCTGCGCCACCTAAAGATTGGGATGGAGTCTTTAGGGCTACTTCTAAATAAAAAAATTCACGTATCTGCAGGCTATAAATAATAATAGCCTGCAAGATGATTGACAGGTACTTCAACAAAAAGGGAACTAAATGAAGAAGGTAATCGTAGCATTAGCATTGGCAATGGCTGCTATCTCAGCACCAGCCTTTGCCGATTCATTGTCAGCCGAAGTAAGAAACTTTACAAAGCCAGACGCTAAGGAACTCGTTGTTCAAGGCTGGACTCATGCCGGTCCTGCACTCTTGGGCGCAGAACTAACGACTAATCAACCAGACCATCGCGGAGCAATCAGCAACAAGTATGTCGGTAAGGTTGGATATGCTCTTCCTGTCTATGCAGGATTCAAGTCAAAGGTGTATGGCGAACTTGCTCGCACCACGACTACAGGTAAGTCTTATGCCTTTTGGGGTGCCGGTGCTACTGCTGAGCATAGACTATATGGTCCTCTAAGTGCAAACGTCGGTATCCGTCACCGTGAAGGATTCACGGCAGCTAACTTCAAGGAAGATCGTTACAATGCAGGTTTGACTTATGCAGTAACGAAGAACGATGATTTGGGTCTTAGCTACTATCGCGTACATAACAGCCTAACCGGCGTAGACCGCGATGTCATCGGTGCGTCTGTTGCACACAAGTTCTAATAAGAACTATCGTTGATGATGAAAATAACGGTGAGGTTCTCACCGTTATTTTTTTGGGTCGTAAAAAGATAAATAATCTCATGAGAGCAAGAGAATTTCTTTACGAAGCAGCCGTCATGGAATTAGCCAGAGAATTGCCCGGTCTGGCCAAACATAATTACAGCACAATCGATAGACTACTTCGCAAGATTGCCAAAAGGTATGCTATCACTAACAAAGCTCTTAGAGCGTTATTTGTAAAGAAATATAGCAACACCTCAAATAAGTGGATCAATGCGATCAAAAAAGAAGATATCAATGACCATGATATTGATATCGAAGAAGAAGTAAAGAAATTTGCTGAGTGGGCCATGCGCCGCGTACATCTACAGAATCCAATCAAGATTGATCTGAGCTATGACACAAAGGATGCACAAGACAATCACCACACCGGTCGCCATGTTGACGGTGATCCTACAATCTGGGTTTATGCAAAGAATCGAAATCTCGTAGACATTCTTCGTACAGTGTTTCATGAAATTGTCCATTGTCGCCAGGGTGAATTGGGCATGATCAAGCCGGGTGATTCTTATCCTGGCTCACCTATCGAAGCAATGGCTGACCTATTGGCAGGAAAATATATTAAGATTTATGGTGAAAAGCATCACTATATTTTCCAATAAAATCTGATTGATTTAACCAATCTTACTCAAAGTGTTTGACTTCTATGCGTAGATAGTTATAATAACTATTTAGAAGGAGAACTCATGACAAATCGTACTTTTAACACTGAAGCTAAGATCAAGCTGACTCAACTCGTGAATGAGGGCATGTCAGTCATGCAAGAGATTGAAACCTTGACTGAAGGTCTCAATGACACTATTAAGGCACTCGCAGATGAACTTGAGGTAAAGCCAAGCATTCTAAAGAAGGCTATTCGCGTAGCACATAAGTCTCGTCTTGCGGAGACCAATCAAGAAAATGAAGAACTGAATACTATTCTGGAGACTGTCGGTAAGACTAACTGATGTCATACGTTGACGCAATCCTAGAACAAAACTCAGACAGGATCTACGTAGTAGAACGCACTCCTGAGGGTAAGCGTACCTATAAAGAATATTCCACAAACTATGTCTTTTATTACGCGGACCCGAAGGGCAAGCATCGCTCTATCTACGGAGATCCTGTCACTCGATTCTCTACCCGTAAGAAAGCAGAATTTGAGAAGGAGCGCAGGATCCATGCAAACAAGAAATTGTTTGAGAGTGATATCAACGTAGTCTTCAGGTGTCTGTCTGATAACTATCTAGGTGTTGAACCTCCTAAACTTCATACTTGCTTTTTCGACATCGAAGTGGACTTCGATCCAGAGCGGGGATTCAGTCCAACTGATGATCCATTCAATCCAGTCACTGCAATCTCGCTGTATCTTGATTGGTTGGATCAACTTATAACCCTTGCTATTCCTCCGAAGCATATGTCAGATGAGACAGCACAAGAACTAGTCACAGATTTTTCAAACACATTTCTGTTTCGATCTGAGATTGAAATGTTTGAAGCCTTCTTTGACTTGATCGAAGATGCAGATGTGCTGACTGGATGGAACTCAGAAGGGTATGACGTTCCCTACATGGTGAATCGTGTTACTCGTGTAATGAGTAAGAATGACACTCGTAGGTTCTGTCTGATGGGACAGATGCCGAAACCTAGAACATATGAACGTTTCGGAAAGGAAGAGCAGACATATGACTTCGTTGGACGTATTCATATGGACTATCTACAACTCTACAAGAAGTACAACTATGAATCTCGTCACAGCTATTCACTTGATGCTATCGGTGAGATGGAAGTAGGAGAACGTAAGACACAGTATGAAGGTAGTCTTGATCAGTTGTACAACAAGGACTTTAAGACATTCGTTGAGTATAACCGTCAGGATACGATGCTGATGGTCAAGATTCACAACAAGTTGAAATTCCTTGATCTTGCAAATGCTCTGGCGCATGAGAATACTGTGCTGATGCCAACTGTCATGGGTTCGGTGGCTATGATCGAAATGGCGATCTACAACGAGTCTCATGCACGTGGGTTCATCGTTCCGGATAAGAAGCGTAAAGAATCGTTCGGTGATGAACAACAGGCTGCTGGTGCGTATGTTGCGGTTCCTAAAAAGGGAATTCATGAATGGGTAGGGGCAGTCGATATCAATTCTCTATATCCATCAGCAATCCGTGCTTTGAATATGGCACCGGAGACGATTGTTGCTCAGGTTCGTCAGACCCTCACTGATCAGTACATGCATGATAAAGGCATGAAGCTGGCTAAGGAGAAGAAGAACCGCAAGAAAGACGGCGACGATGAAGCAGTGACAGGTGCTATTCTCTGGGAAGGGTTGTTCGGGTCACTAGAGTATACTGCTATCATGAATCAAGAGCGCGGCACAATGCTCACACTTGATTACGCTGATGGACGTAGCGAAGAAAAGTCTGCTGCTGAGATTTGGAAGATGATTTTTGATAGTCATCGCCCTTGGATACTTTCTGCGAACGGTACCATCTTCACTTATGAGAAAGAAGGAATCATTCCGGGACTACTATCTCGCTGGTACACTGAACGAAAGTCTATTCAGAAGCAGGCTAAAGAATCATATGGTACTGATATGTTTGAGTACTATGATAAGCGTCAGCTTGTTCGTAAGATTTTGCTCAACTCTGCATATGGCGCACTTCTAAACGAACATTGCCGATTCTACGACAAGCGTATCGGTCAGTCAGTTACTCTATCAGGTCGTCAGATCGTCAAGCATATGATGAGTCAGATCAACGAGATCGTTGAAGGAGCCTACACACATGAAGGTAACTCAATCGTCTATGGTGATACGGATTCTTGTTACTTCACTGCATATCCTGCACTCAAGCCCCAAATCGAAAAAGGAGACCTTGAGTGGAACAAAGAACTATGCATTGAACTCTATGATAACATCGCCGATCAAACAAACGATAGTTTCCCTGCATTCATGGAGAAGGCCTTTCATTGCCCTCGTAATAACGGGTCTATCATCAAAGCTGGACGTGAACTGATCGGTGATCGTGCTATCTTCATCACGAAGAAGCGATATGCTATCAATATCTTTGATAAGGAAGGCAAGCGTCAAGATAAAGACGGTAAGCTAGGTTCTGTCAAAGCGATGGGTCTTGACCTCAAGCGGGCTGATACTCCTAAATATGTGCAAGAATTCCTCATGAAAGTTTTGTGCATGGTGATTCAGGAAGGTAAGGGCCGCGATGAGGTTGTAGAAAAGATTCGTGAGTTCAAGACATGGCTCTCTAAGCAGGATAGCTGGACTAAGGGCAATCCAAAATCGGTGAACAATCTCACTAACCACACGATCAAGTTTGAGAAGACAGGCAAGTGTGGCGTCGGTCATGCTAGGGCAGCGATCAACTATAACTATCTAAGAAGAATGAATAATGATCAGTATAGTCAAAAGATCGTTGATGGCATGAAAGTCATCGTGTGTTCACTCAAGGATAATGCGCTAGGATTTACTTCTGTCGCGTATCCGACTGATGAACTCAGGCTTCCAAAATGGTTCCTTGAACTTCCATTCGATGATCTTGATATGGAACGTAAGCTCGTAGATGAGAAGATCGATAACTTATTGGGTGTATTGAATTGGGGTATTCGTACTGACACGAACACTAATAGCACAGTGAGTGATCTCTTTACTTTCGGATAATAAGAACATTGACTAGTGCAAAAAATTCCGTTATTATACACAATAACAAAACCTAAATACTATAAAGGAAAACACATGAAAGATAATTTGCTCGACCTAATCCAGCACACTCAAGGTTTGGGTGTTATTGAACTTGTAAAAATTGTTGGTACTACTGAAGAAACACAGATTGCTGCTTATGCAGAAGATAAGTCTGTTGTTGTTTCCGGTTCCTTTAAGAATACTATTCCTGACTTCATTGGTACGTTCGGTATGCCAAACTTGACGAAGCTAAAGACGATTGTTAACTTTGATGATTATGATGATAAGGCTACGATCAATGTTACTCGTGTTGATCGCGATGGCGAATCGGTCCCTGCAGCTATTCACTTTGAAACTGCAACAGGCGACTTTGTTAATGACTACCGCTTGATGCTTAAGAATCTTGTCGAAGACAAGGTGAAGAACGTCACGTTCAAGGGCGACAAGTGGGACGTTGAGTTTGAACCCTCTATTGCAGGAATCCTTCGTTTGAAGAAGCAAGCTCAGGCTAACAGTGAAGAAACTACGTTCACGACTAAGACTGAGAACGGCGATCTCAAGATTTATTTCGGCGATCCTTCGACTCACTCGGGTAACTTCGTATTTCAGCCAGGTGTTGCTGGTAAGTTGAGCCGTCAGTGGAACTGGCCCGTGAAGGTGTTTCTTGCTATCATGGATCTTCCTGGTGACAAGACTGTTCGCTTTGCTGATGTTGGCGCGGCTGAAATCACTGTTGATAGCGGTCTCGCAACGTATCGTTATCTGCTTCCTGCACAGGCGAAGTGATGATCAAAGGTATAATTCAACAAGGTAAGTATACAGTGGTGAATAGCGGTTCTCCCTCACCTACGTATATTAATACTAATTCAGGAAATCAGGGCGTTGGCAACCTTCGCTACAATACGTCTACTCAAAACTTTGAAGTGTATGATGGATATACTTGGGTTACAATAAATTCATCTTATACTTCTGTGGGTCTTACAAGTGAGGCAGAATCATTGCTTGATTGGGCTCGTGAAAAGCGTAATGAAGAACTAGCGATTGAAGCTATGGCAGCAACCAATCCTACTATTGCTGATCTTTTGAATCAAAAGAAAGACCTTGATCACAAGATCAAGATGGTTCAAATCTTAACTAAAGAAGAACTCAAAGTTGGAACAAATTAATCTCTCAGCATCACACAATCCAGATTGGGCGTTGTTTTTGCCAGCAGTCTCGTCTTTCTTCATCGCGGGCTTAGGCAAGCAGCGTGAAGGTGAACAATATTTTGACTCAGCGAGAATCCCTGCGGCATTCAACGGTGATGTTGAGAAGTTAAACTTCCTCAATGAGAGCCAAGGCTTGTATACGTACAAGTGGGGGCTGTATTCTGCTGGTCACGCTAATCTGGACATCACGGTTGATGACCACAACGAATCAATCATTCGTAAGCGTGATCGGCAGAATACATTTCTTCTAGGTGACTCTGGTGGATTCCAGATTCTCAAGTGTCAGTGGCCCGCAGACTGGAAGGATCCTAACTGTACACGTGCGATGAAGAAGCGCATCGAAGTCCTAAAGTGGATGGACGAGTATATGGACTATGGCATGTGTCTTGATATACCATCACAGTCTCTGACGACTTATCACATCAAGGACAAGAAGACTGGCAAGTCCGCACACGGTATCAGTACGATTGAAGAAGCAATCACTGCAACTCACATCAACAATGAATACTTCATCAATAACCGCGACGGTCGTTGTAAGTTCCTGAATGTGTTGCAGGGTCGTAATCATAAGCAGTCTGATGACTGGTATGAGGCGATGAAGAAGTACTGCGATACTAACATCTACGGTGATCGTGCGTTTAATGGTTGGGCATTCGGTGGTCAAAACAAGATTGACATCCATCTGATGCTGAAGCGTCTAGTGGGAATCATCCATGATGGCTATCTTGAAGAAGGTAAGCATGATCTGATTCACTGTCTCGGTACTTCGATCATGGAATATGCAGTGATCTTCACTGATATTCAGAAGGCTATTCGTAAGTATCACAATCCTAAGTTCCAGATCACGTTTGATTGTGCTTCTCCGTTCTTTGCTGCTGCTAAGGGTCTTGCTTATAACAATAACACGTTTGAGCATGACACTAAGTGGACGTATGCGATGGAGAAGACTGCTGAAAACAAGAAGTATGCAACTGACACTCGCAAATTTAGCAATGGTGTACTATCTGACGGTATTCATGAGTTCTTTACTGACAGTCCCGTGACTGATATGATGATCATGAAGGACCTTTGTTATCGCGGGCAAGGCTTCATTGGTCAGCACGGTAAGGAAACTAAGACTAGCTGGGACACACTCAGCTACACGCTCATCCAAGCTCATAATGTGTACCAGCATATGATTGCTGTTCAAGAAGCAAATCGGCGGTATGAACGAGGAATCCTCCCTAGCATGGTCTTTGATCGGTTTGATGGTAGAACATTTGGGCAAATTGTAGATGAGATTTTTTCACTTAAGGATAGACAAAAGAGCTTAGACTTGATAGAGTCACATAGTAGATTTTGGACTCAAATGAAAGCCGGTCAAGGCTTTTCAGGAAAGAAAGCGGTTAACGCACATACGATGTTTAATGAGTTGTTTAGTATTGAAGACAGTGAACCAGAAGTAGATGAAATCATTGAAGACAGCGACGATGCAATGGAAGGTATCATAGAATGATGACTTACGAAGAACAAATTGAAGCCCTACAGCGAGAGTTTAAGATTCTAACTGAACAATTGAATGCTGCAAAAAAGAATGAAGCAGATGTTGCAGATTTGAACGAGAAGCGATTGGCAATTTTTGATGAGATAACAAGACTTTCTCGCTTGCATTATGAAGAAGTTTATAATACAGTAGATAATGATGAAGACGACAGCTATGATTACTGATATTTCAGCAGCAAAAGCAATCGCCGTGCAAGAACGTGCCCATCGAATCAAGGACGCTGCAAAGCGTATGATCTGGGTCACGTTTCAGCGTGAAGGCATTCACAAGTATCCCGGTGCTGACACCGATCCGAACTTAGCAACTGGCGACGAATATGACGTTAGTTTTCTAGGATACCCGCATCGTCACATCTTTCACTTCAAGGTGGCGATTCAGGTAACTCACAATGACCGTGACATTGAGTTTATTCAGTTCAAGCGTTGGCTAGAAAATAGCTTCCGTGACGGAGTGATGCAACTCGACCACAAGTCATGTGAGATGATTTGTGATGATCTCTATGATCTTATCACAAATCGATACCCCGGTCGTGATATTGAGATCACTGTTTCAGAAGATGGTGAGAACGGTGCTACGATTTACTACAACACAACTAAACCTTTAAATTCATTCAACATCTAAGGAGTTATAAATGACTACCCAAACTACTAAGTCGAATTCCTCTACGGTTACTCAGATTTTTGATGACCTTGATAAGTACCGTGATTTCTGTAGGGAATACGGATATCGCTTTGATGAGCGTGACTTGTATAGTAGTCAGAATTATATCTGGCGGCAATATCAGAAGTTTGTTGCAGGTAAGACAGTGAAGGATCAATGGAGCATTGATCTTGCTCGCTGGAAGGAACGTCAGGCAACTAAGAAACGTGTATGATGTAATTGCCAATGGCAATACTGAATGGTTGGTACTTAGTGCCAACCATTCATACCATCATGTAAGGTAAAATTAATTCACAAAGGAAAAATAAATGAGAAAGCTATATTACTGCGGTCTGGAAGCATACAATGCTCGTTACACCCTGCAACTTACTGAATGGAACCGTCGAGTATTTTCTCGGCGTGGATTGGATGTATCATATGTTCCGGGATTGACTCTCAATAACAGTCAAAAGATTGTGGTTGGTCAAGTGCTTGATGCACACGGTCGTTCTTACTTTGCGATGAGTCAAATGATGAACCTAGTACGATTGATGCAGCAAGGTGAGGTAACTAATCAAGATGTGGTATACTTTGAAGACATGTTCCAACCGGGCTTTGAGAGCCTTGGCTACATCATTAATCAGATTCCAGAAAAACTTCGTCCCCGCATCTTTGTTCGCTGCCTAGCACAATCAATCGACCCTGATGATTTTGTTCATGTGTGGGGCTTACAGAAGTGGATGGGTGACTATGAACGCATGGTCAATGAGATCGTCTCTATCTCCAATGGTGCAATTCTCGCATCAAATGAGGAGATGGTCATGCATATGAAGGTCGCAGGTTGGACTGCACCTATCTACAATATCTCTGGTCTTGCATTTGGTAAGTCAGAAGTCATTGAACGTGTTGAAGGTAAGATCAAGCCATTCAATGATCGTCGTCTGCGAGTTGTGTTCTCTGCTCGTTGGGATCAAGAGAAGCAACCTGACTTTTATATGGACCTTATTGAAGCATGGCGTGAACGATTCCCAAGTAAGGATGTTGAGTTCGTCATTTGCAGCGGCGGCGAATTGAAATCTAACAATGATAGTTATATGGCTCGCACTCATAAAATGGTTGACAATGGTAAGCTAACCATCTATGATAATCTTGATAAGAACAAGTACTACGAGATCGTCAATGACAGTCGTGTGGTCTTCAATTGTGCGCTTCAAGATTGGGTTTCAAATACCGTGAGTGAAGCAGATGCCTTAGGCTGCAATGTCTTGTATCCTGCGTATCGCAGTTTCCCCGAGACATTTGCCAATGATCCTGATCGTCTTTATATTCCGTGGTCGATTGATGATGCAATCAGTAAGCTAGACAATCTGTTGAAGAAGGCACATCCGAACATGGGCAAGATCAGTGATTGGACTGACAAGACTATTGATCGAATTGTTGATATTATCGAAGGCAAGGGTGAACAGTGGCTTCGAATGTCCACTGACTATCGTAAACACACAAGAGAGGCAAAATACTGATGCGTATTGAAAACGAAATCCTTCTTGATTTTAGTGATGTGCTGATTCGTCCAAAGCGGTCAACATTGTCTAGTCGTAAGGAGGTTGATCTACAACGCACATACAAGTTCAAGCATAGCGGACAGGAATACACAGGTGTTCCCATCATGGCTGCTAACATGGATGGTGTCGGTACATTTGATATGGCTAGTCGTTTGTACGATCATCAGATGTTTACTTGCCTTGTCAAATCATATACACTTGATGACTATACACGTGCTGAAACAGAAAACGGTATGCATTTTGCTAACCATGTTGCAGTAAGCACTGGCACGAGTGAAGCAGATTATGCTAAGCTGCAAGAAATTCTGGCTGCATATTCTGAACTTCGCTTTATCTGCATTGATGTTGCAAACGGATACAGTGAAGCATTCGGTGATTTTGTTTCTAAGGTTCGTGATAAGTATCCCGAACATACGATTATTGCGGGAAACGTTGTTACCGCAGATATGACACAGGAGTTGATTCTACGTGGAGCTGACATTATTAAAGTTGGTATTGGACCTGGTAGTGTTTGCACTACTCGCATACAGACTGGAGTGGGGTACCCGCAACTATCAGCCATCATCGAATGTGCGGATGCTGCTCATGGTCTTGGTGGACACATTATTGCTGACGGCGGTTGTACTTGCCCTGGTGACGTTGCCAAAGCTTTTGGTGCAGGCGCGGATTTCGTCATGCTAGGAGGTATGCTCGCAGGATGTGACGAAGGCGGTGGCGAGAAGCACTATCGCTGGCGGAAGGCAGGATATTGCACAGATGAAGGTGACGATATCCTGACTACTGAGACCCTAGTAAAGTTCTACGGAATGAGCAGCGAGACTGCTATGAACAAGCACAATGGCGGGGTAGCAGATTATCGCTCAAGTGAAGGTAGGACGGTGATTATTCCTTACAAGGGTCCAACAGATGCAGTGGTGCGGGATATCCTCGGTGGGTTGCGTAGTGCTTGCACTTATGTCGGCGCTGCTGAACTCAAGAACCTCAGCAAATGCACTACATTTGTTCGCGTGAATAAACAATTTAACGCAGTGTTCGCTAACTCATAAATACTTACGTCACACAAAGGTGACACTTGGAAATATCCCGTTGAGCATAAACGTTAGATGCTTTGAAAGGAAAGGAAAAGAAATGTCGTTTAATAAAACTAAAGCAGATCCCGATCTGGGACAACGAGTTCATAAGTATCTCGTAGAAAAGGGAGTCGAGACTCCTACTAAAGAAAATAATCTGAGCAGAGTAGATAAGATTGAGATCATTGAGCGCAAGTTCAAGGACATCATGGAGACTCTGGGGCTAGACCTGAGCGATGATAGTCTAATGGATACTCCCAAGCGTGTAGCCAAGATGTATGTTGGAGAAATCTTCTGGGGCCTGGATTATGATGCATTCCCTAAATGCACCACGGTTGCGAACAAGATGAAGTATGATGAGATGGTTGTTGAGCGCAACGTAAATGTTCAATCCAACTGCGAACACCACTTCGTCATCATCGACGGTCTCGCTACGGTAGCGTATGTTCCCAACGAAAAAGTACTGGGACTCTCCAAGATCAATCGTATCGTAGAATATTTTGCGAAGCGTCCCCAGATTCAAGAGCGCCTGACTGAACAAGTGTTTCATACTCTGTGCTACATCCTCGAAACTGACAATGTTGCTGTCATGATTGATGCCCGGCATTATTGTGTCGCTGCTAGGGGCGTGGAAGATACAGGTTCTAGCACAGTGACTTGTAAGCTGGGCGGCGGTTTCAAGACTGATCCGGCTGCTAGGGCAGAATTCCTTAGTATTGCAAGAATGGGAAAGTAGAATGAGTAAGATTACCGAAACTAAAGAAATTACTATTACTGCTGCTATCAAGTGTGATCGTTGTGAAAATACATATGATGATATTATGGAGATGCAAGAGTTTCTATCATGGAAAGATCAATGTGGTTACGGTAACAAGACATTCGGTGACGGAACGCACATAAGCATTGACCTCTGTCAGTATTGTTTGCGAGAAGTCCTCGGTGAATGGATAACTACATATTAAAAATACTAGATATGGAACTAAAAACTCAGTTGGACCTACATGGTGTCAGGCATCAGGATGTTGATCTTTTAGTAGAAAACTTCATACTGATGAATCAGAGTGAATTTCCGCTCACTATCATATGTGGGAATAGTGTAAGAATGGTTCAGCTAGCTGAACAAGTTATAAATAGGATAGGGTGTGAAACGAGTATGTTACGATACGGTGTTATCACTGTCAAACGTTTCAAATAGCGGTCTCGGCGTCATCCCGCTTGACAAATTCTGCCGCCTATGCTAATACTAACATAGGAGAAAAGCATGACATATCAACCAGTTGTTTATAGATACACAAGCACAAAGGAATGGCATGATGCGTTCCCGTGTGCATATCGCCAGTGGCGAGCCGACAGTCACTGTAATCTCATTCATGGGTACAGTTTCAGTATCAAGGTTTACTTCGGTGCTGATACGCTTGATGCTCGTAACTGGTGCGCAGACTATGGCGGTCTGAAAGACCTCAAAGGTATTCTTGAGGATCAGTTTGATCATACACTTCTCGTTGCAGAAGATGATCCTGAGATTGAGACCTTCAAGATGCTTCAAGAAAAGAAGATGGCAAAACTTACTATTCTCCCTGCATTGGGGTGTGAGGCTCTTGCGGATATGATCTATAAGTTTATTAATAGCGTCTATATCCCTGATCATTGGGGTCCGGGTGAGGCTGAACGTTTATGGTGCTATCGCGTTGAAGTGCGTGAGACACAGAGCAATATGGCCTTCCGAGAAGGTCATCGTGAATGGAATGAGGATTTACTAAAATGAGATATGATACACCATTGAGAATTTCTGTTCTTATCCCTACTAGGAAAAGGGTAGATTCGTTGAAACAAAGCATTGATTCGCTGATCAAAACCGCATCTACTATGGAAGGAATTGAATTTCTAATTGCCATTGATGAGGATGATGAGGCAACAAAAAAGTTTATTGGTACTGAACTAGTGGAAGAATTGAATAACTCAAAAATTGAGATGAGATCATATGTTTGCCCAAGGCAGGGATATGCTAAATTACACAATTACTACAATGAATTGTCAAAGCAATCCATTGGTAATTGGTTGTTATTGTGGAATGATGATGCGATAATGCAAACCGATGACTGGGATTTGGCTATTGAAAAATATAATGGTCAGATGAAGGTACTTCGGTTCCGTGATAATCACAATGAACATCCTAATGCTATTTTTCCTTGTGTCCCTAAAGACTGGGTTCTGTTATTTGGAGAGTTCTCTGCTAATCATCACTCAGATACCTGGATAAGTCAACTTGGATACATAACTGATTGTATACAGAATGTACCGGAAGTTTATATCCTTCATGATCGTCATGATTTGACAGGTAATAATGATGATCATACTGCCGAAGAACGAGAATTACTAGAGAGTAATCTGGATGATCCAAGAGATATCAATCATCCAGATTTTATGAAGAAGAAGATAGAATGGGCACTCAGGCTCAATTGGTATCTTCATAAGACCAATCAGAATACCGGTTGGTTTGATAAATTTTTACTTGATAATTCGTTTGATGTTTGGGCAAAATTTCGCGAAGCCGATGTTAACAAGCAATGCTTCTTTATTGAGCCTATGCAAGTTATTGTATAACAATTTTTCGGAGAACACAATTGGTAAGAAAAGTATATTATACCGACGAACAGGTTGATTCATGTATTCATGACATTATTCGTCAAATGATCAAGGACAAATGGATCCCTGATTATGTAGTTGGCCTATCCCGAGGCGGACTGATTCCTGCAATCAAGATCAGTCACTACTTTAGCATTCCAATGGAAACACTCAAAGTGAGCCTGCGTAATGGAAACATAACTGAATCCAATTGCTGGATGGCAGAAGATGCATTTGGTTATATCCATTCTGATGAACGTGTCAAATATGGAAACGCAAGATGGGATATAGGAAAGCGTAGTAAAATCTTGATCATTGATGATATCAATGATTCAGGTGCAACATTCAATTGGATCAAAAAGGATTGGCAAAATTCATGCTTGCCACAAGAAACGGATGCTTGGGAAAAAGTTTGGGGTGCAAATGTTAGGTTTGCAGCCCTTGTGGAAAACGCTGCAAGTGAGTTTGAAACAAACTATGCTACTGAAATCATAGATAAAAGTGAAGATGATGTCTGGTGTATTTTTCCTTGGGAAAACTGGTGGAAGTCAGCACTGTGATGCGTGATGATTTGATGGTGCAACAACAGATAGACGGACCGTGGCAACACATGGTCGGTGTTATAATGTTGAATCAAACATCTAGAAAGCAAGTGAAGAAAGTTTTACCTGAGTTTCTGAAACGCTGGGATGTTCCTGACAAACTACTCAACGCCAAGGAAGAAGACATTAAAGGTGTTGTTGCTTCTCTAGGCATGACCAACATCAGGGTGAAAAGGCTATTAGGCATGAGCCGTGATTACTTGACATGGGATCATGATGATGCTAAAGTGCTTTATGGTATCGGTAAATACGGCAGTGACAGTTATGAAATCTTCTTTAAAAACAATTATGCCGTACAACCTACCGATAAAGAACTACGACGGTATCTAGAGGACATGGATAATGGCACAAATCAAAGTATCTGAATTATTTTATTCAATCCAAGGCGAAGGAAGATATCAAGGAGTTCCCAGCGTGTTCCTTCGCACATTTGGCTGCAACTTTACGTGCGGTGGCTTTGGTATGCTGAGAGGTGAACTCTCAACTGAGCGGACGCAGATAAACGCAGATGATTATAAAGAATACAAAGAACTTCCGCTCGTCACTACAGGATGCGATTCATATGCATCCTGGGATCCTCGCTTTAAACATCTGTCTCCGTTCATGGATGTCGATTCTATTGTCGATAATATTATGGAACTCCTTCCGTTCAACGAATGGCGAAATGAACATCTTGTCATTACGGGAGGAGAACCACTCTTAAGCTGGCAGAAGGCATATCCTGCACTTCTTAGCCATCCTAAGATGCGGGGTCTTAAAGAAATTACTTTTGAGACGAATGGTACACAGAAGCTGAATGAAGGACTCAAAAAGTATTTGCTTGAATGGCTTAAGCAGGATAGCGAAAGGCAGATCACTTTTAGTGTGAGTGCTAAACTTCCTAATTCAAGCCATTCATTTGATGAAGCTATCAAGCCGCATATCGTAGAAGAATATAATAGTGTGGGATATACATATCTCAAGTTTGTAGTTGCTACTCCGGAAGATATCGCTGATGCGACACTCGCAGTTAGCTTCTTCAAAGCAGGAATTGACAACTTCAATATTCCGATCTATCTGATGCCGGTAGGTGGTGTTGAGAGTGTCTATGCGATGAACAACAAGAATGTAGCTATGGCTGCATTACAGTTCGGTTGGCGCTATAGTGATAGACTTCAGGTGCCGCTTTTCAAGAATGCTTGGGCAACCTAATGAAAAGAATTGGATTTCTAGTTAGTTCACAGACATTAATTCCGCACGGCGGTATCGGCCAGTTCACAAAAAGTTTTTGTGATTTGATGTCTAGCCATGGAATATATGTAGATATCATCACTGACAAGAATCCTCAAGGCATCGCTGATGAGTTTGTCAAAGAACTCAAAGCAAACATCATTTATCCCAGCAACCCGTTGCGCTATACGGATCACAGTGCTATCTTCATGTATGGAGATAGTTTCTGTTATGAACGCATGGCTAACTTCCGCAACGCTATCATCAAGGCATTAACAACTAATATTTACGATACCTTCATTTGCAACACATATGAAACTATGCAGGTTGCAAGTACTATGGGACTGGATGACTGTATTCAGATAATCGCATATACCCATCTGGAGAGTCAAATTTTCAAGGATACTAAGAATCCTTTTCTTGATAGTGTGAATCAGATGATGCGTAAACAACTTGATATGGATAATATCTTTGTTGGTACACAAAGCAAGTTCAATCAGCTACAGATTGAAGATTCTTATCATCTTCCTATTCCTCTCCCTGAAAAGGGACTATTACAAGAATATGATAAGCCCCGTGAGGGTGTTCTGTTTATCGGTAGATGGGAAGAAGGCAAGAATCCTGAACTCTATCTTGATCTGATTGAACAGACTAAACTACCTGCTCGTGTCATGACGAATGCGAATGGTGCTAAGAAGTTCGAAGATCGGTTGAAGAAGCTAGGTGTTGATTACAAGATTGCGGTTAGTGTGATAGGTCAAGAGAAGGTCGACTTCATCACGAATTGTCGTGTCGCCTTCAATCCTAGTACAGTAGAGAGCTACGGTATAGCTTTCCATGAACAGATGATTCAGCTTCCTACATTTGTGCTTGAGAATCAACGCTGGACTAATAACTTCGATAGTAAGAGGTTCTTTAAAACAAACAAGAAAAATATGGCTAACGATATTCTTTTTGCTTATGAAAAATTTTATACTGCAAGAGTTTGGTATGCTACCGAATCTATCGAATACTTTAGAAAACAAGAAAACAATGTATTCTATCATTGGAATGACTGCTTCAATGAGTTTACTTGTAAGAAGTCTAACAGCAATACAGCCAAGATTTGTAATGAGACTACTATCAAGTATGCTGACTTTATTGCAGGACTGAATCGAAATACTGTTTGTATCGATGATATCAAATCAGTGCTTTCTAACAAGCATAAGTTTAGAGTGATCTATACTGACAAGGATACTTGGTTGACAAGGGATCCTTCTTTTGAACCTAAAGAAGAAGTGACTGGGTTAGGATTGTTTGAGTTTTGATGCCTTTAGTGCATCAATAGGAATGTGTTGAGAACATCATTTCTATTAGCAGAGTCATCACCGTCGCCCTGTTTGACAATGACATTCCACTTTCCACGCTCTTCACTTTTAGGAATCTTCATCATCTGATCATAAGTGATGATGCTATCAGGATCCACGCTATATTTTGCAGCGATACGATTCTTCAATGTCTGAAGTGACTGCTCGTCTTTGTATACTAACTTACCGTCTTTGGTTCGTTCTACAAGGTCCTTGAATAATACCTCTGGAACAACACGGCTATTTTTTTCTCTAGTAAAATCGATCTCTCGTTCTTGTGAAGGTTTTGCACCCATCGAAAAATTGATGATGAAGTTATCAGGTTTCTCTGATTTTGCAACTGAAGCTATCTTGGTATAAGCATAAAAATCTACGTTAGGAAAACGACGTGCTAATTCATATGCTTTGTCTAGATATTCAGTTGAGAAGAAATCACCGGCGTCATGCCAGCGAATAGCAAGCTTAGTTTGCTTACCTTTCTTGTTGTATCTTTTATATGCTGATGCAATCTCTTCACCTAATTTATACATGAAGCCATCAGGATCATTGTACAGGAAGTTCAGCAGTCTTGATTGACTTAGAGACACGCCCTTCCACTGAACATATCCACCCTTCATCGCAAAACAGAAAACCTGGCATTGCCCGGCACCTGGACAAGTATCAATGACCACGAAGTTTTGATTTTCTTCATCGTATGCGAGGCCCTTTAGTGCCGGCAAACCGATGTTATAGAACACGCTTGCAGTACCATCACTGTGTTGCATCTTTTCATTCTGTTTTAGAATCTTAGCAGGACGCTTAGTGATCATATCACGTAACGTATCTAAGTCATACTTGCTACCGGTTTCATCTACGATAGGAACAACATTGCTTCGATGCACATAAGGTAACTTAAACTTATCTTGTTTGGTTTTACCTGAGACATACTTTTCGGTGCCGCGAGGAGTTTTCTTGACTTCACCTGTTTTAGGATCAACAACTGGAGTTCCTATAACACGATCAAGATATGATTCTAAGTCTTCACCATCTATCACGCGAGCAGGCGCATCTAATTTAGCCTCATCAACTTCCTGTTCTTCTTCGGACTTCTCAACGAACTGCGGAAGGGACATGACCTGCATCTTAGCTGAGAATGGTTCCTTTTTGTTGACAGGCTGTGAATTTTCTGTTATAAGTTTGAGTATGTTTCTAATATCCATTATAGGTTCCACCATCTTTAGTGTATTTATCAATTTGAAGGAGTTTGGTTATTAACATTTTTTATGTACACCCTGATCCTGTAATTGCTGCACAGTCAATGGTTGATCGCCATGTAGTCAAGATGATTTTGGAGACAGCGCAGCTACTTTCAACTGCACACCGTATCATAGACGGTGTAGAATACGAGGGCCAGTCTAGTTCTGGTCGTAAAGCGAAACGATGGAAACTTTCAAATGATCTTGATGATATTATGTATTCTGCTACTCATATTAATCACCCGTCGGCAATCTGGACACGACAATCTATTGCAAATTATAATTGGTTGTTTGATCATCTACTTGCTCTTGGTGATGAGTATACCTATCGCTATGGTCGTAGTCATCTTACTATTGATAAGCTGGGGAACGTCCTGAGTAAGCCTCCGACCAATCTAACTGAGCAAGCGTTTACTACTATGCCATCTTGCATGGATGACAAGTACAAGGTAGGAACTGATCCAGTAGAGAATTATCGTAGCTACTATAATTATGGTAAAGTAGATTTGTTGCGTTGGTCTAATCGACTGCCGCCCGATTGGATCGTGGGTCAGGTTATTGAACATCAGGGTAAAAAACAGATATATACTATTGAGAGGTAAAATATGTTTGATAAATTGAAAAAGTGGTTTTCTGAACCTGTAGACACTGCGCCGGAACCCATTCCAGAACCTACTACAGAACCTACTCCGCCACCTCCGGAACCAAAGCTGAAGAAGCCAAGTAAACCAAAAAAGCCAAAACCAAAACCAGTAGAGCTTACAGATAAACAAAAAGCAACTGCTGCCGGCGAACCATACGTTGCTATTCTAAAGATAGACCTAGACCCCAGCGATATTAACAACGGTGCATTTGAACTAGATTGGAATGATAAATTCATTCTCAACTTGATCAAACAGGGTTATAAGATCAAGAGTACTGACACTGACTCTGAGATAGTTGATCGATGGTTTCAAACAGTCTGTCGTAATATAGTGTTAGAAGTATATGAACAAGAAGCCGCTGATCCATCTAAACGAGAATCAGACCTTCGTATTATTCAGCAACGAGATTTAGGTGACGGCTACACCGAGGTTAGTTAATATTTGAACACAAAAGATAAATAATTTATAAATTATAAACGGGGATAGTTTTAATGTTTATTTCAGAATTAGTAGAAGGTGTAGAACCAGTTCGTGAGTTTCTTGGGCTCTTTAAAAAGCCGGATGATAGATTAACTCTTAGTAAACTACAAACTATGGCTCCGACTATTCTTCAATTGCAGGATCAGGATAAGGATAAAGCTCCCCGTGACAAACATCGTGCAGTTAAATATGCGAATTCTAGAAAGTTCACACTAGCAACAAAAAAATCTGTTTTCTATGCTGGACGAATTAGAGATTGGGCACAAGCAAATCTCTCCCCATACGTAAAAGTTCCAAATCTCCCAACAAATGATCCATTTATAATGCTGCCATATGCCGATAAAGATGGTGTAATCAGCATTCTTAAATGTAGAAATATTAATCCTAACGGAAGATTTAGATATATTGAATTAATCATCAATAAAAATACTCCTAAAATTTATAATCTTAATAAATTGGATCCTAACAAAACAATTTATGTACTAGAAGGTGAAATCGATGCTAGCTTTATTCCTAACGCAATCGCAATGGCTGGCGGCGGCGATATCACTAAAAATCTAAGTGCATTGCCCTATCCTAAACAACAATATGTTATTGTCTATGATAATGAATTAGATAAACAGTCTACCGTTACTAAGATCATCAATGCTATTTCAGACCAATATAAGGTCTGTATCTGGCCTAAGTCAGTAGCTGAATTCAAAGACGTTAACGACATGATCAAGAGTGGGTTAAAACCTTCAGATATCATAAAAATCATCAAGGCTAACACATTTGTTGGGCAACAAGCGATTGAAGTATTAAAAAAACGAGGGGTTGAGGTCAACACCGGTGATATATGGGTTAATGAAACCACATCGAAAGAAGTAGTTAAAAATAGACCTTTACCGTGGGTTGACAAGTTTCTAGTAGAGTTGTATCCTCTAAAAAATGAGCTAAATCCAAAGTTCTGGGAAAATAATGATCGGTTAAAGCCTGATGTTCAAAACACTATGTTAAACTGGGCTAATTTATTCATTAGGTCCATGAGAATTAATCCAGTAAGAGTTGTAGATATTCAGTTCAAAGGTTCTTTAGCAAATTATGTATATCATGATGAATCAGATGTTGACGTTCATGTTATTCTAGATCAAAAGCCTTCAAATGCAGAAATGGCTACTATCTTAGAAAGACAAAGAAAAGCTTTCAACGATCAAAATCATTATACTATGTTTGGATATCCGGTAGAGTTTTTTATTAGGGTTGCAGGAGATATTCATAGTTCTGATGCCGTCTATTCGCTAAGAGATGGAAAATGGATCAGAAAACCAAATCCTCCAAGGGATCTGCATATCGATGAGATTAAGAACTTTTTTGTTCCTTGGTATAATACAATACATGATACATACGATGTTACATGGAGCAAAACCAAAGACAAAGAAAAAGCATGGCTAGCGGCAAATCGTGAGTGGCAAAAAATTCAAGATACTCGTAACAGAGTATTAGATGGTAGCCCCGGTGCTGAATATAAGCCTGAAAATTTAGCATTCAAAGCGATCAAGCGAACCAAATTTTTCAAGTATTTGGAAACTGAAAGAAGAAGACTCGAAAAATTAAAACAAACTTTGTAAAATTTCGGTTGACATATGCTTACATTTAGCGTATTATGTGAGCATATTAAAACAAAGGCTTCGAATGAAATACGCTTTGATCGACACTGCTAATACCTTTTTCCGCGCTCGACATGTTGCGGCTCGCAACACTGATCCTTGGGAGAAGGTAGGCATGGCTATGCATCTCACTCTTTCATCGGTCAATCAAGCAGTTCGCATGTTTGATATTGATCATGTTGTATTCTGCCTTGAGGGACGCTCGTGGCGTAAGGAATTCTACAAGCCTTACAAGGCGCATCGTGCTATCGACAACACTGCACTGACTGAGGCAGAAGTCGAAGAAAACAAAATGTTCTGGGAAACGTATGAGGCATTCACTACGTTCCTATCACAAAAGACTAACGCTAGCGTCCTGCGGCATCCTAACGCAGAAGCAGATGACCTCATTGCTCGTTTCATTGATCTACACCCCGAAGATCAGCATTATATCATCTCGTCCGACACCGACTTCGTTCAGTTGATCAGCGAGAATGTCCATCAGTATAACGGTGTTGCTGGTCAACTCATCAAGCTGGACGGCTACTACAATGATCGCGGTAAGCCTGTCAAGGACAAGAAGACCGGCGAGCATAAGCTGCTTGAGGATCCTGCATATCTTCTGTTCAAGAAGATCATTCGCGGTGATGCTACTGACAACGTGTTCAGTGCGTATCCCGGTGTGCGTGAGAAGGGTTCTAAGAACTCTGTAGGCATACGTGAAGCGTTCGAAGATCGCACTAAGCAAGGCTTTCACTGGAATAATTTCTTGCTTCAACGCTGGGTTGACCACGAGGGTGTCGAACATCGCGTAAAGGATGACTATGAACGCAACAAGGCGCTGATCGATCTAAGATCCCAGCCTCAAGAAATCAAGGATGCAGTCGATACGGTCATCAAGGAAAATGTGCGTATAAATACTACACCGCAGGTAGGAATTCATCTCATGAAGTTCTGCGGGAAGTATGAACTCGCAAAGATTTCTGAACAAGCTGAAACGTATTCCAAATGGCTCAATACACCATACAAAGGAGTTCTCAATGGCAATTGATACAGTTTATTTGTGTAAGGATTGTATTCACGCTCGTATCAATTTATTTGCTTATTGTAGTTATATCTTTGAGCTTCGTCCCCCTCAATCACACTGGTATAAGTGTGCAAAGACCCTCAAAGATGAATATGATACCATTGATCCGGTTACTGGACCAGAACGTATTAAGGCTAAGATGACTTATTGCGAATCTGAACGCAAACATGGTGACTGCGGCCCTGATGCTAAGTACTGGACACCAAAGCATAAGAAAGATTTATTTAAAATGTTGACAAAGGAAAATAATGTCTGAGCTAGTCGCAAAGCCAATCATTAAGAATCAGTTTTGGATTGTTACTGATGGTAACAAAAAGGTTGGAAACATTGAAGCGAATAATGCCGGGTATGGTCTTAGTATCAACGGCACTTCGCTACAATTCAACAACACTGAAGAGTTGAAAAAGAAAACACAAATTAGATTTGAGCCGCTCAAATCTAATAATAAAAAGGCAGCAATGCCTTATCCTGATTATCCTACGACACCGCGTGTTTATAATTCTCTTTTTGATGTCAAGAGGGGATTGCACTTATTCACTAAGTCTCGAAAGTCTAAGTGTCAACACGCAGCAGGTTGGTTTGTCATGGACCAGAACGGAGTAAAGAGTACAGTATTTTGTCCCAAGTATATTTTTATTCAGCGTTATCCTTATCAAGGTCCGTACAAAACCGAAGAAGAAGCAAATAGTCAGCTAAATACATAATGCTTCATATCAAACGATTCATGGACAAGATGGCAATGGCTGATACCAGACAAAATAAGGATTTGGTTCTACCCATGCCGGATGCCCGCGGACTGCGCGATGAAATCACGCGATTGTTAGCTGATCTACACGAATTAAACAAAAAACATAATCAGGAAAAAGATAGTGAAGTTGTACAAATTGAAGTTAAGGGTGGATCATTCAAATGAGCAGAACGCAACCAAATGTGCTTTTAGAGTACGTTGACAAGAAGACCTATAAGTGTGACCAAATAGTTGAAGCTGCTGGTATATGGGCAGTGTTCTATGATGATCAGCCTATAAATCTTAAATCATCACATTATCTTGCTAATGATGCTGCTCCTAAATATAAGAAGACCAGCTTCTCTAATCCAGGACACGCTCGCAATCTCTGTCGCAAATTGAATGCACAGTTTAAGACAGACAAGTTCACTGTCGTTTTTATGAATTCGGGACGCACAGTGTATCCTGATGACTTATCCCAAAACTAAATTAGAAATCATAAGCACGATACTTGCTGAAATGCAGAATGATCCCGATTTTCCATGGAAGGATCGGGATCCTGATAAGCTAATCTTTGAGTGGTTTGTTACAGCCCGCATTGGTACAGGTCTTCGATTGACTGATGCGGGGGCCAAAGCGTTTGAGCAAGCTAAGATAGCTCACTATAATTTTGACTTCGATGAAAACATTAAAAACTTTGCACTTCCTAATACCAATTGGGAAGGTTATGCCATGCTGCTCAACAAAAAGATACATTGCCCCTACTATGTTGGGGTTAGGATAGATGAAAAGAAAAAGAAGCACCCCTATATAAGAGTGTATGATCATAAGATAGCAATGCTTATTACCTTGTATGGTTCTGTAAACTCATACATGGAATCCGTGAAATAGTTTTGGATTAAATTTTTACATTTAAGATAAATAATATTAACAACATAAAATCTCGGAGTAGACTAGGATGTCAGATAATACTGAAAAAATGCGTAATCTTATACAGCAGCTTGACCAGATCAACGGGTCATCTTCTGTTAAGAACAAGCGGTATCTAAATGAAAACACGTTTACTCCTCCGAGAAGTAGAATTGGTGAAGCAAAAGAACCACCCTTGGTCATTCCGGTTGATAGAACATTCAAGAGTCAAACTGCTTTATTTAGATATATATATCTTCCAACTTTTGCTAATGCTTTAATAAAAGGGGGCGTCAAAGGAATGGCAATACTAGGAGTGATTGCTGTTGGCATTCTTGCAGGAGCAGCATTTGATCCGTCACATATAGGTAAGGGATTAATGTCTGTACTCAATTTCTTTAATGGTCTCGTGCATCCAAATGTTGGAGGTGTACCAATGGATTCTAATAACGGTCAGATGGAAGAATCAGAACAAGACGGGACTGCTCCGCCGCAAGCTACTGCTCCAACACAAGATAGTACTAAAATAGCACAGAGACTTATGATGGCAAATCCCACTGAACAAGCAAATTACATTAAAAATCAACTCAGTCCTGAACAGCATACTGCAACTCAGAAAGCCACACAAATGTTATATACGGCTGCAAAAAAAGCCGGTATGACTAAAAATATTAATCCTAGAATTCAACAACTAATTAGTGTGGTTCTAGATAGCGGATCAAAAACCAAATAGTTTTATCATACTATTCCCTACATAAATAGTATTTGTAGTTGAATACTACCACACACACAGAAAGGAAATTGTTATGCTTAAGACTATGATTGACACCGCCATAGATACGGTTCAAACTTCAAAGAAAATCTTTGTTGATACCTTCGTGAAGCATGAAGGACTCGCAACTTCTCTCAACAAACTTGTTGACACTCAAACAGAATATACTAAAAAGGCTGCCGGGGCTATCCTCGATGCGGGCAACGACCTATATAAGACTGTCACTGACAAGTCTTTTTATCGTGACTTGTCTAAGACGGCTCAAGACAACGTAAAGACCATTTTTCCTAGTAAAGAAAAGTAATAGGAGACAAACATGATAGTATTCGGAGTATTTGGATTAGCTAGTATTGCTATCCCTGTTGGATTTCTAGTCAGTGAAGAAATCAATAATTATTTCAAAGGATGCAATAATGACTGATAAAATGTTTAACCTTCCAGAAGTAAAGTTTAATAAGAACGGTTATGAAATTCGTTCTGATATTCTTAACATGGCTAAAGAAATAGTACAGGCTGAGTATAGTGCTAAACTCGCTGGCTGGGAGGTGTCCCAGAAGCGTGATGAAAAGACCGGACAGATCGTGACTACTGTAGGTATGCCGGAGTTTCCAGGATTAGATAAGATCCTCGAGACTGCTCAGAAAATGTATGAGTTCGTAAATCAGCCTAAAAAGTAAGAGGTTGATATTGTTATAGTGGAAAATGCCTGGCATTCTGTCAGGCATTTTCTTTATGTAAAATATCATTACTATAATAAATACATGTAACTAAGGAATTTACAAATGAACGACCCGTCTTGGTTTAGAAAATACGTAGACATAATCAATGAAGCACAAGCAGATGATCCATTTGCAAAAGCACAAAGCTATCCTATACTCATGCAGTTTATTACTGCGTATAATAAGGCATACCCAAAATTAGCTATTTCATCTTCAAATACAAACTTTGAAGGGTCTGCCTTTCATAATGTAATGGACAAATATTTCCGCAGCGCAAATGATCAAAGAAAAGCTGAACTGTTGGATCTAAAACAAAAATTCAATATACAATATTATGAACCCGAAGCTATACGTCAGAAAAGCAATTGGTTAAGCCGATTCTTTATGGGAAGATATGAAAAGGGATCTGTAGCAGGCTTTGTAATGATGATTTTGTTATATTCATTTTGGAACTTAGGATTCACTGTAGATAATGAAAATTACGTGCTTGATCCTCCCGATCGGATGAAGTCGAAGCCTGAAGTCAGAGACACTGAAAAAGATGAGATACTAGTGCCGCTGATTGAATGGTATTTCGGTCCAGAAGGTCCTAGCGAAGATGATTATGTTGATGAGGATGGTGAAGTAATCGGAATTGATGATGACGCATTTTCTGATGTTATCGGTGATTGGCTTAAACTTCCGGGCAATCAAGAACGTGTAGACCGATATCAATACGAATATAAGGATTATGACCTTGAACCAGAACCGGATAAGGATAGTCCAGAGTATGATGATTGGGCACATGAACGTAGTATATTGTCCTACCAAAAACTTACCAGCATGTTAAATGGTTATGTAGACCCAGATGGTATCGAATACGAGATTGTTGGTTAATTTTTGAAATAAAAGGTTGACATCGGATACCCATTTTGCTATATTAAAACTATAGACAAAAGGGAGTTCATCATGTCGCTGGATGTTTATCTGACTGAAGTTCGTCCGACCGAAGTGTACTGGCGGAACATCACTCACAATCTGAACAAGATGGCTATGGAAGCCGGTATTTACGAGCCGGTGTGGCGCCCCGAAGAAGTCGGGATCACTCATGCTCACCAGCTGATTGCTCCCCTGGCTGAGGGTCTGGCGAAGCTGAAGGCTGATCCGGAGCACTATCAGAAGTTCAATGCTCCTAACGGTTGGGGAATGTACGAACATTTCGTGCCGTTCGTGGAAGACTACCTGAAAGCCTGCATTGAAAATCCTAATGCTGAGGTTGGGGTCAGCCGGTGACGGCTGACTATTTATAATAAGGAGATATCATATTGTTTACTAAGCAAACACGCCATGCTCACTGTGTCCCTAGGGACTCCTTTCAGCTACAGCAGCTTAGGGCTGAGCGTGACTATCTAAAAGAGGAACTGTTCTTCCTCAAGAACCAGAAAGAACCACCGAAGGAAATATCGACTGCTGAACTTACCGAACTGGTAATGGATGGTAAGACTCCGCTGCACTTGATCTTGAATCCCTACATTCCGTTTAACATCCTTTCTAAACTGTTAGGATATTCTTGGATGAGCGGATGCTTTGGTGGTCTGTCTATTGTGCTTGCATCAGGTATTTTTGGATTGCAATTCCTCAGCCTATTTTTTCTGTGCCTGATGGTCGCATGTGTGATGATAGTCGTCTTCATGTACCTAGATGCATGATTGCTCGATTTTTATTTTTGAAAAAAACATATTTAAGGCTTGACATGCCCATTAGAAGGGCGTACATTCTGATCATAGATTGAAGCGAAGGAATTAGCGAATGGCTCGTTATCAGACCCCGAAGATTTCTTACTCGACTGCTGATGTGTTTGCTGCTGCCTGTGCTGCCCAGCGCGTCAACGGCGAGTACCTCAAGGAAGATCAGAACCTGTATGACGCTGATGGCTATATCATCGACACTGCAAAGGTTGCTAACAAGAAGCTGACTTCGCAGTTCCTTCAGGGCGATTTTGATATCACCGAGACTGATCGTGAGAACGGGGAAGCAGTGCGCCAGCATTGCAACTCGCTGACATTCAAGATCCTGCAGGGTAAGAATCTGTCTGACTTTGAGCAGACTATGCTCCGTATCGCTGATAAGGAAAAGATTGAGAGCTTCTATGACGTTGCTGTCATCTCGTCTCTTCCTGCTTCGTTTGAACGGGCTAAGGTTCGTATCGAAACTGATCGTCGTGTCCGTGATACGAACGGCTTCGTCAGCGATGTCGGTGGTAAGGTTGAACTCAACGTCGAGGTCGTGAAGTGCGTTTACTCTCATAATTGGGGTGTCTACTTCCTGACTGCGATCACTGATGATAACAAGTCGGTGTTCTTCAGCTATCGTGCACAGATCGAAGTTGGTACGTCGTTGAAGATCAAGGGTACTGTCAAGGCGCATCGTGATGGGTCTTCGCAGCTTACCCGTGTGAAGGTGAAGTAACTGTTGACTTGAGCGTCTGCGAATCCCGAGTGGTCTTTCGTAAATTGGGTCTCCCTTAAATGGGTTGTAAATTCCCTCAGTGGACTGATTCGCAGACGTTCTTTTTTTATTATAAATTAATCTATATATTTTGAAAGGACCTGTATGTCTGCTTCTTGGATTCAAAAACTCAACGAAAGTGATTCTCGTCTTCACAAGGAAGATATCATCCGACAAGCATTGACTGCCGCAAAGCTAGGCAATGAAGTCTCTGCTCGCTTCCTTTTGATGCTCAAGGCTTGTTACAATCCTTATTTGGTATTTGGTGTTAGGCAGATTCCCGATACCACAGGAATCACTGAGGCTGAAAACCCGTATGAAGATTACTTTACTATTCTGAAAGACCTTTCTGTACGTAGTCTGACTGGGCATGCCGCTCGTGATGCTATTGCTGATCTTTCTGAACGCTTTGACAGTCAGGAGTGGAATCTGTTTCTCGCTCCTATCCTTCGTCGTG